GGAAACACTTATTGAAGAAATAAAGGAGACAACATGAAAAAGCCTGTTTGCCCGTTTAATTATATGGAAGCAAACCTTGGCCTTTCTCGTGGTGATGCAGATTGCTTGTTGTTTAAGAATACCAGAGACGGAATGCGGGAACTTTTGGATATTTCGCACGACGAATACCGGAAAATATATCATCAATTACAGGAATTGATAGACAAATCCGAAAACCTTCTCTACACGATTGAAAGAGACAAAGACGTGTCAGAAAAAAATGGTGGCTTGACCAGAGAGCGCAACTTGCGGAGGAGATAGACAATGCCAAAAAATGTTAATTATCGAGTGAAATACTGGAGATGGATTAACGAACAAGCCGGAGAGTGGTATAGGACTGGCCTAATGACAAAAGATGTCGCCGAAAAAGTTGCCGAAAGTTTCCGACAATCACATGAGCAAGTGGAGGTGTATAGAGATGACGAATAAGGCCGCATACAACTTTGAAGAATTTTTAAGAATAATGGCCGAAGAAGGAGATAACACCAATGAATAGCTACGGTGACGGAAATACATATCGGGGAAAGGTTTGCAAAGATAGCGAAACGCCGACAATTATAACGGATGGGAAAACAGCCTACAACAGGGAAGATTATCCTGTGCATAGTCCCGGCCCGTGGTCGGTTACTGCCGGAGTTGTGCCGGACCGAAAAGGCCGGTTGATAGTAGAGGATTGCAACGGCAACCCGGTATGTGCAACCTCTGCCCGTGGCGTGCAAGGACGCGTGCCAATCATGGAGGCCAACGCCAAACTTATTGCAGCCGCCCCTGAAATGCTGGAGGTGTTGCGCTGGCTGGATGCGGAGATGGTCTGCCGGTATAATTTCGGCGGATGCCTGTTTTCGATTCACGATTTTGGGAAAGTTCGCCGGGCAATCAAGCTGGCGATGGAAGGCTAACGACCGAAATAACCGGAGAGCATAGCAAATCCGGTTGATTGACTGGTTATATGATGATCTATTTTAAGCACATGATGGCGAATTTTGCCGTAGCAAAAAAGGCATTAAGGGAGGCCGTGCGTCAGGCTGTGCTTGCCTTCCTGCACGTTTTGCATGGGGTAATCCCGTGCAAATACACGAGCCATGAATTTTACGACATATAACGAATAGCTCACCTGCGAGCGGAGGTAAACATGAAACATGACAAAAATTGCTATTGGCATACATATCTGGGAGTGTGTTCTTGCAGAGCGCCCAGCGGTAGCGAGTTCGGTGCAGCGGCTGGTTCTAAGGCGACTGCCTCAATGACAGACAGAAGGGTGCTTGCACCCGCCGTTGCTGTTTGAATCCAGAATCCCCCGGATTTATCCGTGGGGAGTATGTCAAACTTTAATTAAAATTTCAGCCTCAGTGGTGGAATGGCAGACACGCTTGGCTTAGGACCAAGTGGAGAGATCCGTGCAGGTTCGAATCCTGTCTGAGGCACCAAAGATTTTAGCCCGATTGGTGGAATTGGTAGACACACGAGGTTTAAGCCCTCCTGCCTGAAATGGCGTGCAGGTTCGAGTCCTGCATTGGGCACCAAAGATTTTAGCCCGATTGGTGGAATTAGTAGACACAAGGGATTTAACCTAACCCGCCAGAAGCCCTCCACCTCTAAGGTGGGGGATGAAGGTGTGTCTAGCGAATTTACGTAAGTAGTTGAGCCAGATAATTGCTCCGTTTGAGACAATTCGTAAATACATAGAAAATCAAGGCAGGTGATTATAGTGAATAAGGCATACCGATATAGACTCTACCCGACAATTGAACAGAAGATTATGTTTGCCAAGACTTTCGGCAGTGCCAGATTCATCTATAACAAGATGCTTGGAGATCGTCTTGATCACTATAAGGAAACAGGAGAGAGGCTGAACAACACACCTGCACAGTACAAGAAAGAGTTTCCTTGGCTGAAAGAGGTTGACAGCCTTGCTCTCGCCAATGCCCAAATAAACCTGAACAAGGCGTATAACAACTTTTGGAGCAATAGGAAGCATTTTTGCAAGCCACGCTTCAAGTCGAAGAAAGCGGGTCATGCTTCATATTCTACGAACAACCAACATGGCTCTGTAAGAATCGAGGGAAACAAAGTCAAGCTGCCGAAAATAGGTTGGGTAAAGCTGTGTCTGCATCGTCCATTGATGGAGAATAGCACCATAAAGACTGTAACCATAAGTAAAACACCGTCAGGAAAATACTATATTAGTATTTTGGTGGAGTATGAAAACCAAATACTTCCCATCATACCGAAGAATTTTCTTGGATTGGATTTTGCTATGCACGGGATGTATGTTGCTTCCGATGAGGACAACGCCGATTATCCAAATTTCTTACGGGAAGCCGAAAAGAGATTGATCAAGGCACAAAGAAAACTCTCCAAGAGACAAAAAGGGAGCCGTAATAGGAATAAACAAAGACTACGTTTGGCTGTACTCCATGAGAAAATTGCTAATCAACGCCGCGACTTCCTGCATAAGAAAGCTCGTTATCTTGCAGACCGCTATGATGTGATTGGCATAGAGGACATTAGCGTAAAGGACATGGCGAAGCGAAAGAAGGGTGGCAAGTTCAACTTTGGTAAATCCATATCCGACAACGGCTGGAGCATGTTCACAAGTATGCTGAAATACAAACTTGCATGGCAGGGTAAGCAACTTATCAAGATAGACAAATGGTATCCAAGCAGTCAGCTATGCCATGTCTGTGGCTACCAGAACAAGGATACCAAAGACTTGTCTGTGCGGGAATGGGATTGCCTTAAGTGTGGCAGTCATCATAACCGTGACAAGAACGCTGCAATAAATATTAGAGAAGAAGCTGGGCGAATATCTGCCTAGCGTAACTCATAAAGTACCGTGGGTCGCACGGGAATTTACGCCTGTGGAGAGAGTGTAATTCGCCACAACTCTTCGGAGTTACTGGTGCTGTTCTCGCTGAAGCAGGAAGCTTCCGCCTCTATAGGCGGGGGTACGTTCACAATCTGCACCAACCAACCCACTTAAGCCGCAGTGCCCTTGGTAGGGCTGAACCTATAAGGTATCAACAGGTGACTAGGATGGGGAGCCATACCCGTAACGGTAGATGTAGTTGTGGTGACTGCGTGTTGATGCCAGAGGAGTTCAATTCTCCTCCTGCGGCTCCTGACAGCTTTGCCAACGGCAAGGATGCTATCGAGGTTTCGAACGCTGTACCCGCGTAGCAAATCAGCGTTCAACAAAAATTTCAAAAACCTTAAAATGTTCTTGACAAGAACCCTTAAAATTGATAGGTTGTATTTAGCGAAGGAGGGATAATCCTTCATGCATTTTTCAGGAGGTGGGCTTTGAGGCAGCCATCCTTTAAAGAGTGGGACGAAGCACAGGTCGCTATCTCTTAAACGAGGTGTACTTTAAGTGGTTGTAGAATTTTCCGATACTTAGAATGCACGCGATTTGAAATTCTTTGTGGATAGTAAAAGGGCACCCCGTAACTGGTAAGGCTTAATTTCCCTTTGGCGTAATAGCACACTGAAAGATATAAAAATGAGACAGCGTCCGTACCGCTGTTATGGAAGAATATCTGTCTATATCATGTACGGACCTTCTTATAACCTCTGCCCATAGTGGAGTTTGGTACCACACCTGATCTCGGTGTCGCCTAGCTTGGTATGGCACCTGCTTTGGGAGCAGGAATAATCATTAGTTCAAATCTAATCACCGAGACCATTTAAAATAAAGCAAAACAATGCTGATAACAAATAAAAAGTTCATTCCGGTGTCGCCGAATTGGTAAGGCAAATGGCTGTTAACCATTGCGAATGTAGGTTCAAATCCTGCCGCCGGAGCCAAAAAATTTAGAGGGGTAGCCAAGCGGTAAGGCAACGGGTTTTGGTCCCGTCATTCGAAGGTTCGAATCCTTCTCCCTCTGTTCTGCTCCTGTAGCTCAACTGGCAGAGCAGCTGATTTGTAATCAGCCGGTTGCGGGTTCAAGTCCTGTCAGGAGCTTTACTGAGTCTAGGGAAAGATCCCTCCAATAACATAATGTGTTTGGTGAAATCCCCTAGACAATTTATACGCTTGGTAGCACGTGTTTTAAAGAGCACCTGCGCCGCTTATTGTTTCCAGATCACTAAAACTGGAGGAGTTTGGTGTCTCCACAAAACACCTTTTTATTTAACCATTTTGGTTGCTCTATACATATATATATGTATATATATATATGTGTATACATATGGCCTTTCAAAATAAAATAATAAGCATAATACTGGTATAGCCCAACTTGGCAGAGGCATCAGTCTTAGAAACTGATTAGTGTGGGTTCGAATCTCACAGTGGGTACCAAATAAATGCGGGAATGGCGGAATGGTAGATAAAAAATACGGGAGAATGGTGAAATGGTAAACACATCGAGTTTAAGCCTCGACGGATTATTCCTTGAGAGTTCGAATCTCTCTTCTCCTACCAAACACATTCAAAAATTGTACCCAGAGTGTAAAAAAATTTATGGGCCATATTTAAGGAAAGACGGTAGACTGGTCATTGTTTTATATGATGGAATTAAAAGAACTGCTAAACAGGCTTCCAGAATTATAATGGAAGTGCATCTGGGCAGAGTTTTAGATCCATCTGAGACAGTTGACCACATTGATAGAAATCCACTGAACAACAAAATTGAAAATTTACAAGTTTTGTGTAGATCCTCCCATGCTTCGCTTGATGTGGTAAGGGTGAGAGTGGAAGAAGTAAAGTGTCCATATTGCGATTCTCTTTTTACGCCAACGGTGACACAGAGAAACATTAAAAATAAAGCTGGGCCCTTTTGTTCCAGAACGTGTTCTGGACGTTATGGGTCCGACGTTCAGAATAAAAAAATTCAAAAAATGGAAAGAAGTGCAATATCAAAGCACTACTACCAGAGAGATAAGTAAATCCCCCCTTCAGTGTGGGTTCGAATCCCGCTGCCAGTACCATATTTCTATTCCCAAAAACAGGAGTAAAGGAGGTTAGATGGAGGAATATCAGAAAGAGGTTGCTCTTATAATGCAAAAGGCTGGGAAGTCTATAAGGCAGATTTCTGCCGCAACAGGGGTTCCAAAATCTTCTGTTCACGACTTTCTTAAGGATAAGTATAAGGGTCTCACAAAGTGGGAAAAAGAGGAGGAAAGGTGTAAAAGGGATTTCTCAAGGGTTTTGGTTATCTCGGATACCCACTGCGGAAGTAAGGTTGGTTTGACACCTCCAGACTGGATGTTTAACGTTCAAGGAGGAAGCAAAGAGGAAAGAAAGAAGATTGCCTCTATGCAAGAAGAGATGTGGGACTTTTTCTCTACAGGGGTTTCATCCTTAGGCCATATCGATGCACTTTTTCACATAGGCGATGCAATTGATGGCAAGGCATCTAAGGATGGTGGAAATGGACTGATAACCTCATCCCTCAACGAGCAAGTAGATATAGCTGTTCAAGTCTTCGATTCAATCCCGTGTAAGAATATTTTTCTAGTTGGTGGGACAGGTTACCATACATATGCCGGTGGTGAGGATTTTGAAGAGGTTCTAGCTAAAGAGATAGGTGCTATTTTTGATGGTAGGTTGTGGGTAGATATTAATGGGATTCTTTTTGACCTCAGACATGCCATTGGAAGTAGTGGAATCCCTCACGGGAGGGCAACACAGCTTTCGAAAGAATATGTCTGGAATCGCCTATGGGAAGAGAAAAAGATGCAGCCTAAAAGCGATGTAATTCTCCGTGGGCATGTTCACTACCACATTGCAAACAGTACAACAAAATATATGGCGATGTCTTGTCCATCTCTTCAAGGTCCAAAGACAATTTTCGGAGAGAGGAAATGTTCTGGAACAGTAGATTTCGGGTTCCTTGTGTTTGATATTTTACACGAAGCACAGGATTTGAACGATATCTCATACTCAGTGCATACAAAAGATCTTCTAACCTTCTCACCAGACATTTATTTTTGCCGCTAAAAGCGGCTTTTTCAGCCTTTAGGGGGTTTTGTGGATACTATAGTGGTGTTTAATAGTAATGGGGAAATTATAGATACCTTCTCCATTCCTGAAAAGGCATGTGGGCGTGTTATTGAAAAGAGTGTTATACCTGCAAGGGTTGGGAATATTAAATTCACCTATCAACGCAAAAAGGAGAAACGATGAATGTCTTTGTAGAGAGGAAAAACCGTGGGCATGTTGAGACAAATCTTACATGCATAAGCTGTGCAAGTGGCCCCTATAGACACCACAGGAAGGTAGAGTGTAAAAACTGCCGAATAGGCAATGATTATAAGCCCACATCTTGGGTAAAAAAGGAGGCGTAATGAAAGTAGAACTTGTTGATTGTTTGAAATACACAACTATTTGTCGTGCTGCCAGAATACCCTATGAAAGTGTTTCTGACAATGGGGGTGCGAGTGATACAGCGCTTGTTAAAAAGTGTATTAAGAAAGGACACGAAAGTGTTGTGGAGCATTCTGCTTTTTGTTTTGAAATTACAGGGGTATCCCGCGCACTAACACATCAACAGGTAAGACACCGTATTGCATCATATACACAGGCAAGTCAAAGGTATGTAAAGACAGAAGAGCCTTCTTATGTCACTCCACCAAGCATATCAGAGCACGAGGATGGCTATATTCGTGATCTTTATGAAGATACAATGGAGGTTATATGGGACACATACAATCGCCTGCTTGATGCTGGGGTTAAAAAAGAGGATGCACGTTTTGTGTTCCCGAACGCAACTACCACAAAAATTATGGTAACAATGAATCTAAGAGCATTAATCAATTTTCTAAAACTCCGTATGGCAAAAGACGCACAGTGGGAAATAAGGGAAATGGCACAAAAAATGTATAACAGCCTCCCGCCGGAGTTCCAATCCCTTATAGATGTTGCTCTGGAAAGAGAAGGATAAAAATGAGATTTGCAGGTTCTGAGATGACATTTACAGACTACCCCTCAAAGGATGGGTGGGCAGTAAGTCTTTTTATGTGTGGGTGTGATTTTTCCTGTAAGGGGTGTCATAACCCCTCCCTGCAAAACCCTGAATATCAGGGTGGTGTGGAATTTTCCATTGAAGACTTCTACAACCATTGTAAACAGGAGACCTTAAAATACCGCACAAATAATATTGTACTTCTTGGTGGAGATCCGCTAGCCTCCTGCAACAGAGGGTTTACAGCACAGTTCTTAGAACAATACGGTGGGTGTTTTAACATATGTATTTATACTGGATACGATATTGACACTGTTAAATACCTTAATCTTAACGGTTTCAAATTTATAAAAACAGGAGAGTATATAAAAGAACTGCACCAGTCAGATACAACAAAAGGGCAAAGGACAAAACTCGTACTTGGTTCGTCTAACCAAGAACTTTATAATAATAATTATGTTAAACTTACAAAAGAAGGAGTTTACTGCTTTGAATAGCATAGCTAAAGGTTTTTCTTCATCTTTTACAAATGATGCTGAGATTGAATACACACGGAAACAGATGCTTAAGGCTTTGAAAAGGAATCTTTCTCGTAAAACAACCCTTTCTCAAGAAGAGATTGATACAAAAGCTGAAAAACTTATGCGTCTGCATGGTCTTTCGCAGGACAATACAGACTTTCTCAAGATGTTTCAAAAACAATTAAATGCAAACATTAATGATGTCTCTATTGATGACAATGCTAATAAGAATGAGAAGACAATTGCCGGAATACAGAGTGAGGCAAGTGCCCCCCAGAAAAAAATTGCAGGGTACGATTTCCTCTACCGTGTTATGAAGGAACTCTACGGCAAGAAGAGGGCTAAAAGGCTTATAGGAGAAATGTTGGATTTCAGTCTTCCCATCTCCGACAGCACGAAGCTAAACCTTCCATATTCGTATTATGGAAACACGCCTGTTTTTGTCAGAATTAACGGAGAGATTATTTGTATTCCTCTTAAAAAGCTTTTCAATATGTTTGCAATACACTCCGAAAATAGGGGTACGCATGAGGAAATTAACACAAAAGGCCTTACAAGAGATCTAGAGATTACAACAGCAATGCTGCGTAATAATGTGAGTGCGAACATCACTAACAAGAACACCGCAAAAGGTCGTTCCGGTAAGTTGGCCTGCAATGTGAGTGAAAAAGTTAATATAGAGGTTTGGGATACAAACAATGGATGGGTTGCTGTACAACGTATTATCAAGCATAAAACGGATACAGGATTCTCTTTGTATCAGACAGAGGCAGGGCACTTTGCTTTGGTAACAGACAACCACCCAATCTATATGGAAGATGGAACTGAAAAAATAGCCTCAGAACTTTCTGTTGGGGATGCTGTTTTGACAGAGACTTGTTTGCCCTCCGTGGAAAAAACAATAATTGTTCCAGAAAAGCTGGCCTACCTTCTTGGCTTTATGCTTGGTGATGGGAACTTTGAAGGGTATTGTGTTGATGATGGCGTAATGAACGGTAAGGACATAAAAGGCTCTTTCAGATTTACAAGAGGGGGAACGCTTTGCAGTGTTTATCAAAACGATATTGATAACTCAAGAATTTATAGTATCATAAAAGACTTGTTTCCTGATGCGAATCTTTTTAAGCCCAGTGATAAAGTCGAGAGACAGATTAATTGGTCTTCTTATGATATGAATTTTCTTGTAAGTGCCTTTTTTGGTTTCGGGAACAAAGAAAATAGCTTCACAAAGGTTCTTCCTAAGAACATCCTCTCTTGGACAAATGATTCTGTAGAGGCACTTGTTGCGGGGCTTGTAGACGCGGACGGATATACCTACAAAAAGAATGGCAGGGTGGAGATTTGTTTGCAGTCTATGGCAGTAATAAACACACTTTATGACGTCCTTAGAGGCATTGAAGGTATTCGATGCCTTAGAAAAAGGATAAAAGGGAGTGATATTTCTAATTCGATTTATGCCCTTTCCTTTGTCCCGTCAAGTACGAATAAGATGGTTGATCTTTCTGATAAGATGAAGATGCATAAAGAAGACTATGATAAGTATAATGAAAAAGCAAACACCAAGGGCGAAAGCAACAGGGTTGTAAAAATCATCAGGTTTAATCTTGAAGACATTCCTAGTACAAGAAAGCTTAGAGAGGAGCTTCAAGACGTATATGATTTGACAACAGCAACGGGCCGTTTTTATGCAAACGGAATGGTGCAACATAATTGTTATTCTTTAAACGCAACAAATCTCATTACAGAAGGAAGAACTTTTGGAGTATTGCCCTCTAAACCGGCAAAAAGAGTTAATAGTTATATTGCCGCCCTGTGTGAGACAATCCACCAAATGTCATCGCATGTTGCTGGTGCTCTAGCCATAGGTACTGTATTTATAGATGTTGCTCACCTTCTCATGATAAAGAATAAGGTTCCCCTTGATGTGCTTAAAAACGATAAGGCTGTGAGGAAAGAGATAGAAAACGAGTTTCAACAGCTTATTCACAGCGTAAACCATTTGAGTCGTGACGGAGTTGAGAGTCCCTTTACCAATGTATCGGTGTTTGATAAACACAAACTCAGGTACATCATAAAGGAACATCTTTTGTGGATGTTTTCAGATGGTGGTGTTGTAGATATAGAAGAGTGTGTTGACTATGTTTTTGAATTGCAGGAAATATTCCTAGACATCTTTGATAAAGGAGATCCCTCAAATAACGGGATGCCTTACAGGTTCCCTGTTTGCACGATGAACATTTCAAAAACTAAGGACGGCGATGATTACATCCTTGCAGACGAAGAGAGTTTGGAAATATTTCTTAATAGAGACATTTCGCGCTACAATATTTTCACATCTGAGAGCACAAAGATCGCTAGCTGTTGCCGATTGATCAATGATGAAGAGATGTTAGATGTGGCATCCACCTCCAATTCTTTCGGTGCCGGTGTTCTTTCCAGCATCGGGAGCCATAGAGTTGTTACTCTTAATTTCAACAAGATGGCAATTGAGGCCGAGAGTATTGATGATTTTTGGAAAATATACACGTACCGTGTAGAGGCTGCTAAAGATATTCTGATTGCTCATAAGGTCTTGATTCATGTCCTTGAACAAATAGGTCTTCAGCCTTTTATAACGCGTGGGTGGATAGACCTCAACAGGCTCTTTTCAACGTTTGGTATTCTTGGTCTTTACGAGTGTGAAAAGGTTCTTAAACAAAGGTTCGGTGTTGAGGGGGATTTGAAGAAAAAGATCTTGACATTTCTTAACAGAAAAGCTAGATTGTATACCAAGAAGAACGCAGGATATGTCTTCAACATTGAGCAAATCCCAGCAGAGAGTATGGCTGTAAAAGTTTGCAGCGCAGATAAGATCATTCACGGCGATACTTTTATAGAATACCCTCTCTATGCAAACCAGTTTGTTCCTTTGTGGGAAGAGGCATCTCTGTGGGACAGGCTCAGAATTGACGGAGAATATACTAAAAACCTAACAGGCGGGGGGATTGTTCATGCCACTGTCGGGCAGAGGCTGACAAGAGAGCAGGCCAAGAAAATTATCTGTTTTGCTTTGGGTTGTGGATGTGAACATTTTGCCATTAATACCGTATACTCTGAGTGTATCAACTCCCATGTCTCTATGGGTTCCTTCAGTACATGCCCCATATGTTCGGAAGATATAAGTACACAGCTGACAAGGGTTGTTGGGTTTTTTACACCCGTAAAAGCTTGGAATAAAACAAGGCGGGAATTTGATTTTCCACAGAGAAAGTTTGTAGATAAAAGCATTTAGTTGAAAAAAAGGGGGTTACGACCCCCTAAAAAGGAGGTAGTTTTGAGAAAGGAGATTTGTTTTAAGGTTTTGGATAAAGACCTTATCCCGCCGGAGGTAATTGATATCGGGGATTGGATTGACCTTCGTGTTTCTAGCATTGAGAAAGGGTATATGTGTAAAAGCACAGGGGAGATTATTTTTAAGCCCTTGGTAAATACTGGACAATATTGGTATTATTATCCTAACGATTATTTAAGAATCCGCCTTGGCATAGCAGTGCAGCTACCAGAGGGAAGCGAGGCACATGTTGTTCCCCGATCTTCCACCTTTAAAAACTATGGATTTCTTCTCACTAATAGTATGGGCATTATTGATAACACCTACTGCGGTGAGGGGGATGAGTGGCTTTTCCCTGTCATAGCTATGCGTGATGGGAGAGTAGCAAAAAATGATAGGGTTTGCCAATTCAGGGTAACATCCACGATGCGCAGTGAGGGTTTTGTTTTGAAACAGGTTGATAGCCTCAGTGGTAAAAATCGTGGTGGTCACGGAAGCACAGGAGTTAAATAAGGAGGAATTATGGAACAGAAGCTTAAGAACATGATTGAATCGGCAGCAGTACTTATGGAAGAAGAAAATCAAATAAAAGAGCAGCGCAAAGAGTTGGCAAAAACTGCCAAAGAGGAGTTTGATATCAAGCCTGCTTTGTTCAATAGGGTGGTTAAGGTTGTTCACAAACAAAACTTCTCAGACGAGATGGACGAGGTAGCGGCTTTTACAGAAATGCTAACATCTCTTCTGAATAAAGGTTAATTATGTATTTCCTTTGTTTTATTCCAGAAAACTTTTTATGTACAGGGGTTCTTTGTGTTTTCCACACTATATGCTAAAGATAGAAAAGGCAAAATCAGGGAGTGGAGGATCTTTGTTGAGGGAGATTCCTTCACTGTTATCCACGGAACACAGGGCGGTAAACAAACAAAAAGAAAAACGGTTTGCAACGGTAAGAATATAGGGAAAGCAAATGAGACAACAGCAGAGGAACAGGCACGTCTTGAAGCTGCCGCCCTGCACAGGAAGCAGATAGAGCGTAAAGGGTATGTCGAAGATATTGAACAGTGGGGTTCCACCTTCTACCCTATGAAGGCGCAGGACGGAAGGAAAAACTATAGACGTATGGAAAAAATGGCCGTGGGCGGGTCTGTGGTGCTTCAAAATAAGTTAAACGGGTTACGAGCCACCTTCCAAGAAGTTGACAGGAGAAGGCTGTTTTTCTCACGTAAAAATGTAGAATATTCCAAGGTGCCTTTACAATGCCGTGCGTATTACCAGTCAGAGGCTCTTATATCAAGGATTGCAAGAGGGATGAAGGCCAAGGAGGAGAATGTAATACTTGATGGGGAGTTTTATAAGCACGGGATGCCCTTACAAGATATCAACTCATTTGTAAAGACAGGTAATGCTGAAATATATGATATTGACTTTGTAGTATTTGATGTTTATATTAAGGGGATGGAGCATCTTACTTATAGGGAAAGAACTGCCTTTCTTACCCCAAACACCCTCCTCCAGCAGAAGGATATGAGACTGCCTTCCTGTGATTCCTTGGAGAAGATATGTAACGAACGTGTTCAGCAAGGATTTGAGGGCATAATAATAAGAATAGATGCCCCCTATGAATGTACTAGGTCTCCTCACCTGTGGAAATATAAAAGCTTTATGGATAATGAGTTTAAAATTGTAGATGTGGTGGAAACAAAACCAATCTATAATACAGACGGGTGTGTTGCATACCGCCAAGGTATGTTTGTCTGTGAAACCCAGAATAAAAAGATTTTTGAAGTTAGACCTATGGGGGAGGATGCCTATAGAGAGCAAATTATAAAGTACAAAGACAGCTATATTGGCAAGTGGCTTAATGTTAAGTTTCAGGAGTTTTCGAAAGATGGTATTCCGCAAGGGAATACTGTAGGACAATATATCAGGGAGGATTAAGGTGTTTTATACAAAAGAGCTTATTGATTTTTATGTTTACAGTGCGTTCAACCATCGTGATTATGCACGTATTGCCTACTGTCTTGGCGTTGCTGGTGTGTCTCTTGCGGGTGTAAAAATGAACCGTTTTGGCAGTCAATATTCTGTAACCGTACCTAAAAGTGCGGGAGAGGCTATCAATGACCCAGAGAGTGTTGTGGTTGAGACAACGGTAAAAGAGGAAGAGAAGATGCAGGAGGTTGCCACAGGAGCGGAAAACACCTTGCGGGAGGAGCTTGAGAATCTCTCCATTGAGGAGATTAAGTCAAAAGCCTTCAAAGAAGGTGTCGATCTGGATGGAAGGATTAAAAAGAAAGATGCCCTCATTGATGACTACATTGAGAGAAGTCAGAAAGGGTAGATTTACGGAGAGCTTCGGCTCTCCTTTTTTTTTTGCTTGACTTTCTTCTTTGTTATGTGTATATTCTTTTCATGGAGGTTGTTATGAAGTATTTGAAAGAGGCTTTCCTTTGTGACTGCTGCGGGGTAACAGATGATTACGAGGTCATATACCCCATCGCTTCCATCGTGGAATCAAAGAAGGTTAAGTTTGATGAAGATTGGGAGCATATCTGTTTACAATGCCTAAAAGAGATGAATGAAAAGGAGGATTCGGTATGATGGTTTGCCCGAAGTGCTCAGGGAGATGTGTTTTTCAGTTTGAAGAACAACCGGACGGTGTCTACACAGCGGGATCCGTTGTTTGTTTGGATTGTGGGGAAGAATATAAAGCAAGAATACAAAAAAAGGAGTATTTTGTTGAAGAAGAAGACTTTACTAATAATTTATCTGCTTGTGGGGATGGTATTTCTCCTGAGCCTTGTAAGAGATAGTAGCGCAGCTTCTCTGATTGGTAGCAAGGCCACCTCAAACGGTACAGCCGTTGTTACACAAACTAAAGAGGTTTTGGTGGGGATGCTTGCCGTTATTGTTCTCAAGGATGGTAATCTCTATGATTATTTTGTTGAGGAGTATGAGCCGTGTCAGGTAGAGGAGGGGTGTGTTTTTATTATTCAAGAGGTTATTGGTATATATGATGGAATCCCTCTTGCGTGTGTGGTGTCTTTGGAGGACGGGAGTGTATACCACACACTCCTTGTAAAGAATTGGTGGATTGTTGAAGAAGGTTTGGAGGGATAATGACTAAAATAATCAACATCTTTGGTGGGCCTTGTGCCGGTAAAAGCACTGTCGCTGCGGATCTTTTCTCAGTAATGAAAAGGAGACATCTGAGCACTGAACTGGTAACAGAGTATGCTAAAAGCTTGGTATATCAGGGCAGAGAGAAGATTCTCCAAGAAGAGCAACTCTACATTTTCGCAAAACAGCTACTGCAACAGAAAAGTATCTATGGGCAGGCAGACTTCGTGGTTACAGACAGCCCTATACTCCTATCAGCCATCTATTGCAAGGTTGATGGTTTTGTTCCTAAAAACGCATTTCAACACCTTGTTGTTGAAACTTTCAATGCATATGACAACGTTAACATCCTCTTGGAAAGAAATAAAAAGTTCCCCTATGATTCAAAGGGACGCACCCAAAAGGATGTAAAAGAGGCTGAAGAGGTAGATATTAAGATAAAAAACTTTCTTATAGAGTATAATATACCTTTTATAAACCTAGTAAGTGACGAAAAAGCAGCAAAAGTTATTTGTCAATATATTATGGAGAAAGAACAACATGAAAGGCTTTAAAACACTGCTTGATTTTGCAGGATCGTTGTGTGGTTGTCTCTTCTTTGCCTATCTTCTGGTTATGGCTTTGTCAGGAAGCATAGTTGTTAGCGGCTTCATTACCACAGGTTTGCTCCTTGGGCTGTATAGCTCCATCAGGTTCTGTGTTATAAGTACAAAGAATCTTATAGAAGAACATATTTAGGAGGTGTTGCCGTGTACCCTGTTTTTATTGTTTCTTACTTTGCCACTATTGCTACCTTGTTTGTAGCGACCCTTTATGCCACCTTTAGTGGGATGACTCCGTTTATTTGGATTGTTCTCCTGTATGTATACCACGTTCTAGATGTTAAGTATGTGGCATCAACATTAAATAAGCCTCAAAAGATAAACAGGAAAATTGTTGACAACATGATCGATAAGCGGTATGGTGGCGATGAATGTGAAGGTGTTACCCTTCAAGAATATTTTGGCCTCTCAGATACAGAGTATAGTCGGTGGATAAAGGGGTTGGATGACAAACTTTAACTTTTATATCCTCTTTTATACGTGGTAAGTTTATGCGGTACGGTAACTGTCTTATCTGGGCAATCTGGAAACAAATTACATGTGGAGGGAGGGTTAATTGTGAAAAGATATTCCCCTTTCCTCATTTTTCATGGACATCAAATAAAAACCAAACTTGGCATTATACTCCTCTAAACAGGTTGACAGAAGAGTACTATTTTGATACACCTGTGCTTTACAGGGGAGTACCTGTCAGAGGAAAATATGTTAATAAACGTTAGATTGCAAAAAGGAGTAGTATATGCGACAATTTTTTAGTTTTAGCGGGGGAAAGGATTCTACAGCAATGCTTTTGAAGGCCATTGAATGTGGAGAAAAGATTGAAGACATTGTTATGTTTGACACAGGTTGGGAATTTCCCGAGATGTATGATCATATCAAAAAGGTTGAAGACTATATTTCTCGCAAAATCACCATACTCAAACCAAACAAACCCTTTGATTATTGGCTTACGGAGCACGAAGTGGTCTCTAGGGGGACTAAAGAAGTAAGGTGCCGTGGTGTTGGATGGCCATCACCGTCTAGAAGGTGGTGTACAAGAGAAAAGATAAAAGCTTTTGATTACTATTTGAGGGGGATGAGCTATAAAAAAATAGATGGTAACATTGTTAAGTGTATTGGCTTTGCAAAAGATGAATCAGAGAGGGCGCTCTCTAGAACAATGAATGCTAATGCTGAAAAACATGGATGGATTCTTCGTTTTCCTTTGATAGAGTGGGATATGGACGAAAAATCAGCCCTTGAATACTGCTATGATAGGGGCTTTGATTGGGGGGGCCTCTACAAACACATGAATAGGGTATCCTGCTATTGCTGCCCCCTTCAACCCTTGGACAGCCTTTTGGCTGTTAAAAATAATAAGCCGGAATTGTGGGCGAGGATGCTTGATCTTGAGGAGAGAATAAATTACTCGGAAGGTAAAAGGTTCAGGGGAAACAAGCGTCTTTCGGAAATATAAGAGCGAATAAAAGGAGAAATCATGAGATATGTGATTGAGGTGGATTGTGAAAATGAACAGAACAAGTACATCCCCTTGTGTTGTGAACAGGATAGCCGTAACAAGCTAGAAGGTGTTACTAGCCCCTACCCTAAAACATACGGTGGGGCATGGATTGATGGGCATATTGAAGGGAAAATTGAAGGATATACCGATGATTTGTTTGACGGGCTGATGGGTGGTGATGATGATTAAGCTGATGCTAGGCGATTGCCTTGAGCGGATGAAAGAAATACCTGATGGTATTGTTGATTTAACGGTAACAAGCCCACCATACGATAATCTGCGCACTTATAACGGCAATAATGCGTTGTGGGGAGAGCATGTTTGGAAGGCGGTTATTAAAGACCTATACCGTGTTACTAAAGATGGTGGGGTTGTTGTTTGGGTTGTTGGTGACGCCACGATTAAGGGTAGTGAGACAGGTACTAGCTTTAAGCAAGCATTGTGGGCTATGGAGTGCGGCTTCCGGCTGCATGATACGATGATATACCATAAAAACGCACTACCGAAAAACCACAACAGATACGAACAAGATTTTGAGTATATGTTTGTTTTTAGTAAGGGTAGACCTAAAACCTTTAACGCCATTCGAGTTCCGACAAAATATCCGGAAAAAGAAACTTCACGTCAGAACAGTTATTTTTCATCTACAACTGAAAAAATGCGCAGTGCCAGAAGTGGCAAGAAAAGGAAACCAGTTGGATTAGATAAGATAGATGGAAATATATGGTACATAACGACAGGTAAAGGTCACTCAACAATGGATAGTGAGGCGTTTAAGCACCCTGCAATTTTTCCTGAAAAATTAGCGCAAAGACATATATCAAGCTGGTCAAACGAAGGCGATACGATTTTCGACCCCTTCATGGGCAGCGGTACGACTGGCAAGATGGCCAAGCTGCTGAACCGCTGCTTTATCGGTATTGAGCTAGACCAAGGCTATTTCAACATTGCCAAGCGGCGCATTGAGAGTGCACATGAGAATAAAGCAATCATCTAAGCAATGGGCAGAAAGCAGGGGCGATGCCGAGGCTATAAAACCATACAAAAAACACAGAGGAGCAAGCAAATGACAAGTGATGGGAGGGTGTGTTGATGACTATACACCAAACAGAACTAACCAGTTTAATATTTTGTCCCACCTGTGGAAGGTGTTATGATACAAAAGCCCTCCTTAAGGGGGTGCCATAATCTTTTTGAAAACCTCTTACCATGCAATCACAATAAGGGTGTTACCTTTTTCGATGTCAAAAATCAGGTTGGTAAGTGGGTTACATCTTCTGACAATCTTACTGATCTTTGCCAGATGTACAATATACAAGCAAAACAAGAAGTCCTTCCTCTTGTTGGATTTATAGAAAAGGGAGATATCTGATGGCACTGAAACCGTTCGAATGGAAAGATAAACCGGCACTGATTGAACATCTCTTTCCAGTGCAAAAAATATCCGCTGAAAGTTTTAAAGAACAGAGCGCTGTTCAGAGCAAAACATTGACCGCTCTTGGCAGTTACTGGAAAGGGCGCAAACCCCTGATACTCAATAAAGCCTGTATACTTGGATCGCTTCTACCTGCCACCGATAATCGTCTAAAAGATTTGGAGATTTTTGAGCTGTTGATGGGAATGGACTCCGAGTCTATGCAAAAACGGCTGGAAGAAAAACTGCCTGTATCCAAAAGGGATGCTGTTGGTGAACTCTTGGTTCTTCCTTATAATGAGCAGGTAAAAAATGCTAAACGCCCCGAGGAGATTGGGGATTACCTATTTATCCATTAGTTGAATTGTACAAAAGTGGCGATTCAATGCGCTCTATAGCGGATAAGCTAGGTACTAATCACAAACTAATATCAAGAATCCTGAAGAGAAATGGGGTACAGACCAGAAAGCCCAAGAATCTAAGAGGTGTTAAAAAATTTAATTGTGATATTGAGCGCAATTATAACAACATGGCAACACACTTGAGGTTTGACGTAACGACTGATTGGTTAATGCAGTTTAAGGATTTTGATAAATTAAAGCTGTTAAATGATGTAATTACGAATCGTTCAGGCAGATGGGACATATCAACTGAATGGTACAAAAGTTATATAAGTAGGTTTTACTATGACGATCAATTTAATAGGATTTATGAAAGATGGGTTAGCGGCGGTAAAGAAAAATACAAAAAGCCATCAATAGACCACATAACACCAAAAGCAAAAGGAGGAACTAATGACATAGAAAACTTGCAGTTTTTGTCGTGGTTTGAAAATAGGTGCAAAAATGATATGACACAAACAGATTGGAATAATTTGAAACTAAACATACAGGAGTATTTTATTTAATGTTTACTATAACTAACGAAAAGGAGATACAGCACGTAGGGTGCGTATTGCCTAACACGTTGGTTCATGGAGATTGTCTTGAGGTTATGAAATATATCCCAGACGGCTCTATAGACCTGGTGTTATGCGATCCACCCTACGGCTGAATTGGAATGACGGCGTGTAAGTGGGATAGCATTATTCCGCTAGAGCCAATGTGGGAGCAGTTGAAGCGGGCTATCAAGCCTAGTGGGGCTGTTGTTATGACTGCTAGCCAGCCGTTTACAAGTCTTTTGGGGGCTAGTAATCTCAAAATGCTTAAATACACATGGGTCTGGGAGAAAGGTCGTCCAACAAATTTCCCCAATGCCAAAAGGATGCCGCTAAAAGGATTTGAGGACGTGCTTGTATTCTACCGCAAGCAGCCAACTTATAACGCGCAGGGGCTTGTAAAGGTGGACAAGGTGGTAAAAAACACGGGGACAAAGACACGGAAGGATTCTCTAAAAGAGAATGGGGATAGGACAAGTGTACATAATGATCTGACCAAATCTGAAAGCTATAAACAAGAATTTACAAACTACCCTCGCGGTGTTATTAAATTTAGCCAAGACTCTGAAGCACTCCATCCAACCCAAAAACCTGTTGCCCTAATGGAATACCTCATCAAAACCTACACCAACGAAGGTGAAACAGTGCTTGATTTCTGCGCGGGCAGCGGCACAACAGCAGTTGCAGCCGAGCGTGCTAGCCGCCGCTGGATCCTGATAGAGCGCGAAGAAAAGTACTGCGAGATAATCGCTAAGCGGCTAGACGCCGAGGCTATTAGCCGTAGAAATAAGCAGCCAAGTTTGCTTGATTCCGTGGAGTCATGACTGGTGAAGATGGTATGGAAGAGATAAATACCGCTGTGAAGGGTTGTGAAGCAAAGCCTTTTGAGTTTAACGGCAGCTTGAGTTTCTGGCCTGAACAAGGCATCCAGTGGGTAGTGGAGGTAAATGTGCCCATGCAAGCAACATTCCGCATTATGAAGGAAGGGCATACCTTCTGCATTGGCAAGGTGTTCTACCTCGACCACAGGTGCTCTGCCTCGATCACGTAGCTACAGGTATTGATTGATAGGATAAAATATTATTAGCTTCGCTAATGTTATTAACACTGTTAATGTTATCAGCCCACATATCTTTACAGGTGTGTGGGCTTTTGCTATTTCCAATGGGCATATCTATTCCCTTCGGGTATGTCTGTTCCCTCTGGGAACAGGCTATTCCCCTAGGAATGGTTATTCCAAAATGGAATAGGCTATTCCCAAAAGGAATAGCCGGTATGAAATATTTTCCATGTGAAATACAAAAAAGTTCTTGACAAAATCCAAAAAATATGTTATAATACGGCTGTCCGTTAGGAAAGGGAATGTGTATATATGTGTCTACATGTGATGTAGACACATGCATATGCTGTCCTAATATGTATATATCTCATTAGTAGAAATAGAAGAATAGAATAAGAAGAAATATGTATATATGGAATATACATATATAGAGTATATATAGCATAGAGATAATATATATATACCTGTCTAAAATATCTATTCCCTTCAGGAATATCCCTCCCATATACTCCCCCTTTTTGTGTGGAAATATCCTAGCAGGAAATATCCCCCTATACCTTCTGTGTGCAGATATGGTGTGTATAAGTATATCGGTATACCATTATAGGGGTACTTGGGCAAATATCCGGCATGAACCTATAGGGGTACTTGGTATATAAGTATACCGGTGCTTAAGGCCTCCCCCCTCCCCATACGCCTCTCTTTCTATAATATCAAAATATCAGGAAGATGTCAACCCCTTATTAAAATTTATATTACTTTACTTTCTTCCAGATTTGTGTTAACCTGAAAGGATCGCCAGATACGTTGATAAAGATTGTCGTTATCAATGTTTCTTGCCAGTATTCTGATCAGGAATGTTTCACGTGAAACATTGCCGTTGAAAACGGCCATTGAACAGCATTGATAATGGATGTCATTATCTCAACAAGTGTTGATTCCAGCAGCACCAGCGAAATGCTGATCGATGGGAATTAATTGATCCGTGTGTATAACAGCGTTATGCTGTTCAATGACAATATCTCCATTGATAATGATATTCAAAATCAGTAACACTTGACAGGAGGATTATTGTGTGTTTCCCCCCTCAAGATATTTCATATCTTTCGGGCAGGTATTTAGAGATTATTAACCATATTCACGGATACACCGTATCTGTGCATATATAGTGCTAAAAGCCTTGCCTGTATGCGCGGCTTCCATGATAAAGCCGCTATACAAGCCTTTTTGCACACACAAAGCCTATTAGACACACAAACAAATAAGGGGCATATTTAGTGCCCCTTATGCGCCTTCTAATGCTTTTTACCTCTTACGTATGTCCTAGGTTATCTTTTAGTTTTTCTTTCCTTATATACATGTTTCCCGCTGATTCCTGCCGTTACCCTGATAACGGCGCTAGTAGGCATAAGAAGAGGCACCTCATAGGTGCCTCTGTGGTGTAACTGCTTTATTCGTTGGGATCCGCTTCATATTCCTCAAGGAGGCCGTCTTTAAGCCATTCATCAGGGTTGCACTCTTCAGCGGGCTTGCCGTGCCATAGTTCTGCATCCATTGACTTATAGTCTGCCCTCCACTCTTCGAGCGTAGCAACGTGGCCGGATATAAGGTGGATAAAGAATGTGCGGTCAGTTATAGTGTGCTCCTGTTATTTATGTTGTTTTGAGGTTTTTTGATTATTTAGCTACCTTGAGCCCTACCCTATACAGAACATCGTCTATCATATCTTCGTCACCGGTAAGCACCAGTTTTTTGTCTACTAGCCAAGTCTTCATAACAGCATCTTCCCCGTGCTGTCTGTACAGCTCTTTGATATTGTCAATATCAGACAAAAACGCAAGAAATCCAACAACAAACGCGTCCTTTTCTCTTTTTTTATAGATTCTTTCACGATTTACGGCATTGATCGCGCAATCTGTCTCGTCGAATATACTGTCGGGGTTGTTGTGGCGCATAAATGCATGCAGGAACGCTTTTCTGGCGGCATAAAAATGCTTGACATTCATCTTGATAGGAAACATTCTTTACCTCTCTTTGTTGAGTGTTTGTGTTCGTTAGGAACACAATAGAAGAACCGCCCGGTTTTGTCAAGCGGTTTTGAATAGTTTTTCTATTTTTACTGTAAGCAGCCTTATGTGTGTTAGCGGAGGCTTACACGCATACAATCCCTCCAGTTCTCCATCCAAACCAATGCGGTCACGGCTATACGCGGCAAAGGCTGCATCGGATTGAAAATGTTCTTTAGACCTCCCAAAATGAAAAACCTCTCTAGACCTTTTAAAATGAAAAAGTCCTCTGGATTTAGACGTAAAAAAGGCGTCAACCTTGTCAACGCCTTTTTTGAAGTTTTTGCTAATTTTAACGTAGCCCCTAACTACACAAGTATAATTCCTCCAGCGCTTTTCCGTGACGGCGGAACAATGCCGAGGCCATGGCCACGGCTGCATTAGAGCCCCAGTAGCCTTCCACAGTGTTTGTGCGTGTATTAATCCAGATATCAGGTCCGCCACATGCAACCATGATGCGTGCGCCAAGATATTCTTTCCTGCTGCTGACAATGTACTCAATAGCAAGTGCGTTTTGTAGGTAATCAAATGCCGTAGGCTCTTCACCGTCCACGGGTTCGCAATCAATTACGCCGTTTTCAATGTCTCTTGCAATGTCTTCAACCAGCTTCTGTAATCTTTTCACTGTGGTCATAATATGCTCCTTGGTGTACTAGATGGTATGTGAGTAGTTTGACGCCCGCGCCTTCGGCCACTCCGGGAATAATCCGTATAGATGTACATATGCCTGTATATCATAACCCTCCATCGGTGTAATTGTCCCACACTCAAGGCAATCAGCGACATGAATGCACATCCTATTGAAACACGGATCCTTTTGCCAGTGCGCTTGATCCTGAAACCAATGAATCAACTCAATGGTTCCTGTGGAAAGGTCCTTTTTTCTATCCACTGCTTTTATATTTTTCATACCTGCTCCCTATATACGTGTTGCAAAAGCCTACGCCAGATAGCATCTTCACGTCTATTGCGCGGATAAACTGGATAGCCCTCACTGTCAAGCATAGTTCGCTCCCCTGTCATAGTGGAAAGGTGAATACACCAATCCTGACCGTCAACATTAAACCAGCTTCGAACCGCACTATTCTGATAATCGTGTTCTATGCTAATGAAGCGGATATTTTCATCTATCATTGTATCCTCCAATCTGTTTTGTTTTTTGACACGCTGGGGCAGGGAATCCTGTCAGGATTATTTTCAGGATTCCCCGCAATGCACCAAATCACTTATTTTTTGTTATTTTTCCATCCACAATGGCAAGCTGCTTAAGCGGTATGGACCACACTTTACGCCAAAGCCTTTCCATTTTCCCGTCATACCCTTCCGTATAAAAATCACGCTCTTTGCGCACATTGCGAGCCATCTTCTTATATCTCACGGCACTACCCTTTTCGCCCTTGACCATATTGCCATAACGGTCCATTTCATAGCCGTGGGCGCGGAGGAGGTTGCAAATTTCATCCCATTTTTTAGCGTTCTGTTTTTCAAGCTTTGTCATTTTTAACCGTCCTTTTTTGTTGTCTGTAGGGCAACCATACAAATATGCCCTACACCTGTCAAGCGGTTTTTATAAAAAATTATTTTTCTTTCCTCTCAAACATTGCTAACTATTTTTGATAGTTATACCATCTTCCCGCTTTCATAGAACTCGCATTCCATATCAATGAAAAACTCACGCAAAACTTCATCACTGGTCTGATATTGATACTCCGCCTCAAGGCGGTTGTATATGGTATAGCACAGATCAAGGCGAAAATTTTCAATAATTTCCTCAAGGCGTTTTGTTTCCATTTCAGTCAAAAACGGGCTATCCGCGCCTATGTATCTGGTATGCTCATGAACATAAAGGGATGACCGCTGAAGAATGTCGCACTCGATTGCATCATGATTCGCCAGTGTGTAAAAGCGGATAAATTCGCGGTCAATGCATGCCTGATCAGTCATAATTATTGCATTGAGCACTTCCGCAACGTCAATGTGTTGTGCGTCAAAACAGGCTCCATCCCCTTGCGAGAAAAAGCCAGAAAAAAGTATTTCTGCATCATAGAACCCACATTTTTCGAGGCATGCCTTGTATTCCTCAAGCAAATCCTCATACCAAAGGCTATCAGACACAAAAATGTCACGATATTTTTCAAGTGCACGGGCTTGGGATTTTTCAGACAATTCCTCAAAGCGGTAAATTTTCGTAATAATTTCACGCATGGCTTTTACTCCGTTTTTAATAGTGGTTGAGTAGGTACTGTATTATAGGTTAATACAGCACCTGTCAAGCACTATTCGTTAAAAATCGTAAAAAAGCTGCTGAAGATCGGCAATTTCATCCGCCGTAAACATGGCTTGGACAATTTCGTTTTGTTCCACTACTGCATTATAGATACTTTCTGCCGTCCTGCTGTCAGTATCGTAGCCCATTTCGTTGCAAAACTCCTCAAAATCGTAATCGGCATAGGCGATATCTTGCATGATGCTTTGCAAAACCTCCTCGCGAGTGGGCATGCCCATGTGTGCAGGACCTTGCGAGTACTGCACAACAAGAGCCGGAGTGTTGCCCTGATAGAATGTGCACTCAAAGTGCCGCGTACCGGCAGGCATATCAGACATAAGCCCGTCTGTACGTGCAGGTATGGTCTCGCAATGGAACTCAATGCCAAGCTGGTCAAGGATGTACTCCAGATCATCGTCGGGCATACCTTCATCATATGCCGGTGCATAGTGATACTGCAAGGACGTCAATTCTCCGTCCTTGCAAAGAATGTCTGTGAAGTCATTCCAGCTTTCCGCAAGTGCCGGAAAGTCATTTTCACCGTATTTTTCAACGATGAAGGGCTGCACTTCATTTTCCCACATTTCAAAAGCTTCGATAATTTTCATTTCCATGCTCCTTTTTTGCTGTTGTTTGTCTTGTTCTAATCTGTACTTTTAGCATTGTCAAGCGTTATTTCAAAAATATTTCATCATTTTCAGCGTAGGCATAAACAGTGCCAAAAACTTCAGATACCTGTGTTAGTATTTTTGCTGCACCATTGTAAAGCATTATACGCTTTGCAAAAGCGTTTTGCCCGTTGCGTGTAAGCCAAAAATCAAAGCCTAGTTGATCATATTCACAAAAATCAATAGGTAAATAGCCTATAATGGTATCCACAAAGTGCGAGCAGTCTTTGAAAATCACCTCCTCCGCTTCCATACTAAATGTTTCGTTTCCTGTCCAGCCGTTTTTATCCTCCTCGGTAAAAAATATAGCATCTTTATATCCATCCATGCAATTTTTAAGTATTTTTACCGGCATTCCTCCTCCACAGTGTTATTTGTTCTGGATCGGCGTTAATATCATCGGCACGGGCACGGCGTAACGTTATTTTGCATGCTAATACCTCCGGCGGATTAATTGCAAGCCATTCCTGTATGTAGCCGTGTATACCGTCTAAATTGTATGTATCCTGTTCTTTGCCTTCCCACTCCTGTACAGCGTCATATAGTGCCAAAACGCTTTTGCGTGTAAAACCATAGGAACAAAAGTTTTTCATGAAAAAATCTTTTTCACTCTTTGTCTTCATTATTTACTACCCCCCTGCCGATAAACCATTTATATACGGTGTCAAATATTTCAGGGCACAATTCATTAACATATATTTGTCCAGCCCGCCAAGGCCGGAACGGTACAATATTTTTACAGGTGACTGTACTGTGCTTTTCTGCCCACTCCTCAATAATCCGGATACCGGCAAGCGGCGTGCACTGGAGCGCCCTACAAAAATCTGAAAAAAGCATTTCACACCTCCCGACTAGGCTGCATGTATAAAAAGGCATATATAAAGGATAGCAAAAAGAATGCAAATGTATCCGCAAGCCGTGACAAGATCAATCAAAACCTGCTTATCTTTCATTTTCCTGTTCCTCCCACAGACCTATATGTTTGCATACCTGTTCGGGCAATCCGTCCGTTTCATCCGTTGCCCATTGCCAAGCGTCAAGTGTAGTAGCAGCTGCGCGGGATGTTTCCTCTTCGGCCAGTACCTCCGCCGCAATGCTCTTGAAAAGAGTAAGAAAATCAGACATTTTTAGCCTCCTAGATATTTTTACCGTTGTATGTTGTGTTCCAAGCGTGCTTACTATCTTTTTTACTGGAAAGGGTTGATCCGATCCCGACACAGATCAGCATGGATACAATAATAATGATGTAGGGCGTTGCACTAGCAAATTGATACATGGTTGGCATTTTCTTTACCTCTTTTTTGTGTTCTTGTAGGTGAAAAACTAAACACAAAGCGGAATCACTGTCAAGTGTTTTTCAGACGATTTTTAATAAAAACTCCATTCCTCCGCGTTCCATTCATTGTCTGTGGTATGGGATGGATATAGCGTCTATATAATGATATGGCAAGCCGAAAAAATATTTTTAATATTTTTTCATTTTCCGCTTGACCGCCGTTTGCATTTTTAATATTCTGTCTTTGCCAGCGAGGAAAAAATCAAAGGCATTCCGGCACATGGTTAAGATCCATTATAAACCGCCCCTGCACAATTTTTATTATTAGTAATAGTTACTATTTAGATTGATAATGAAACTCAATATCATTGAAAATGATTATCAATATCGTTGATAATGAATGTCGTTTTCAACGACCATTATCGGTGATAATGAGTATCATTTTCATACAAAAATCTGAAAATGAAAATCCTCTTTAGACCTCAAATTAAAAATGTTCTCTAGACTTTTTACTTTTGGTTGTAAATTGAAAATGTTCTTTAGACCTCCCAAAATGAAAAACCTCTCTAGACCTTTTAAAATGAAAAAGTCCTCTGGATTTAGACGTAAAAAAGGCCGGATTATTTCCGGCCTCAATACTTACTGCTCTTCTTTCAGGCGTTTAAGCTGCTCTTCAAGTTCCTTAATGGCTTTTTGCTTTCTAAGCAGGGTATCTTGTTGATGCTTTTCAATCAAATCCCTAGCATTCTCCAGAGACAGGAAACTTTCAGCTATATCATCATACTCTTCAGAATCAAGATAAAACACCACATCAAAATCTGATCCATGTCCACTTATCCACTTATTAGCGTGGAAATTAACATTGATGCAAGACACGTGGGGAGAGTAACTTACAAAAATATCCGCTCCTGTTTCACGCTCCATCTCCGCAACCACCCCAACAACAAAAGTAAGGATTTCTTCTTGACACTTGTTCATGCTCGCTCTCCTGTATCCTTGTGAAGGAACTTATAAAAATGTGTTGCTTGATTGCAACTAACGGGGTCTTTGGGGCAAATACCCCCACAATAAAAACAAGAAATGCATACAGTTTTACTGTCTATCCCCATTATGTCTAGGTCACACAGTGCCTCGTTAATTTCTTCCTCACTTTGATAAACATTTTGTTCATCCTCGTCATCACAACCAATCGTCAGAGTATCGAAGAATTCTTTGTAGAAACTGTGTGCCGTTTGCATATCATCGGTGGCACGATTCAGGTTATAGGTTGCATCGCCGACATGCACACTGTTACAAAGCCCGATAAGGTATTTTGCACTCTCAATATGTTCCAGTGCTGTTATCATGCAAATCCATGCTTCCTCGTACTTCTCACGTGCAAGAAACTTTGTACAATTGTTTTCGGTCATTGTCAATCCTTTTTTATTAAATGTGTTTTATTTAGCTTCAAATTCTTCAGCATCATCAAGACTGATTCCACCAACAACAAGACCTCCACATTGCCATTCCCCAACAAGGTCAAGTGCCTCATCTCCAGAGGCATTTGCCAGTTTTGCCAAAAACTGCATGATTGTCATTTCTTTATACATCATGATCTTCTCTCTTTTTCTGATGTAAAAAATGTTTTTGTTAAATACAACATATCCAAGCTAAGAAGTTTTGTCAATAGAAATTTGTGTTTTTTGTAAAAAACAAATCGATTCACAACTTGTCCTTGACATACTCCCAAGGCTAAAGTTCTTGGGATTCTGGTATCAACAGGCATTGCTAGATTTCTCCAGTCTGACATGCCCTACTCCACTAGTTGATGCCCCAACTAGTTCTTTGAAAAGTCTATAGGAGCCTTACGCCTTCTTCTTACTAACACCGTGCTTTGAGAGATAATCCCAAAGCTGTATATGTTTACTGTGCCAGAAGATGGGCTTTCCAAATAAAGGGAGCATCTCCTGTAACATGTAGGAAACAGCTTCTTGGTAGGTCATTTCATTAATTTCTCTAAGATAGGTGACAACCTGATATGTACTCCTTCCTACGCAGTCTGCATAAAGAGGCGTGCACTTCTTGAAAACATCCTGCCAGCTACTGAATGTTTCGTCAGAAAGATCCCCCAAGACCATCTACGATACCTGCAACTTCATAAATTGCTTTTACATTTGTGGTGTTACTGATAGGTTCAAACTGTTCCAACCATTTCATCTTTATTTCCCCTTTTGTTTGTTGCGTATTTGTGTTCTTTTCCTCGTTGCCGTAGGAACACAATAGAAAAACCGCCTGATTTTGTCAAGCGGTTTTTAAATTAATCTTAAAGTCTATTTTTGCCTTTGTTCGTATTAAACAGCAGGTTGCTTGCTACAAAACAAATCAAGCAAATCAGTGCAATTACTGCTGGACCCCAGAAAGGTGCCAATACCCACCACCAAGACCACAGGATATGCCCTGTAAGTTTCAGCGTAATAAAGATAAGACCCAGAATAGTCATAAAACCCATCTTCATCTTTCTCCTCCTGTATCAGAGATTGTATTTCTTCTCATAGTATTCAAGCTGTTGCTCGGATTGATCTTTATACCCCATCAACCGCCTATCGCTTTTCTTTTTCCAGTTCAGTACCCTTTCACTATCAACACACATTGAATTATGCAAGGCCGTGATCTCTTTATAATACCTCCTCTGCCTCAAAAGAGTACGTAGAAGGACGGCCATCTTTACAAGTTTAACAGCATCTAGATTCAGATCCTCTATAATGTGTTTTACGGAATGTATCTGTGCATCTGTTTTAACAAGTAATTCAGGTGCTTTGATAAGCATATTTACAGAGACCCTATTAAGGTCAAGAAAAGGTACATTGTCCACTGCTATCCCTCAATGTTCTTTTTCTGTAAGAACCCTACCGTCGTGCATAGCACGAATATAAAGCTTATTCAAATACTTATCCTTTGCCTTGTCTGTGAAGATACCAATCTTCCAAAGACGCATGATATCATGGTATGAGCGAAGGTGTTCTTTATTGTTCGTAATCAACATATTCATCTGCTCCTTAATTCCTATTAATTTCTATTAATCCGGACTTAATTCCTGCTTCAACCAGCTGACTTATATCTTCCATTGGTTGGTAGATACAGAGGTCATTCTGTCCACAGGCGTTAAGATTTAGCACAGAAGGATTTGGAGGGGAACCACGGCAGTCGTATCTTGTGTGATACCGCTATATCCATAGTTAAAGTTCCTTTTTAATTTGATTCTTGTACTTGCGAAGTCCATGTATCCTATGAGTTACGCTAGGCAGATATTCGCCTTTACGGTTTAAAAATGGTTACTGGATTTTCCTGTTGCCGCGTATCAAAATGGAACCAGCTTACATCGTCTTCCATCGTGATAGGGAAGTTATACATCTGTTTTGGCCAGAAGTCAAGCATATCTTTTCTAACTTCTTCGGCAGTGGCGTTTTTAATAAGACAGTCAAAGGCTCTTCCGAACCTGTGCTGAGAATATGTTGCACCAATACTGCACTCTTTTGTTCTAAGGCCGCTCCACTGTCTGTCCCCTCCCCACAGCCAGTTGTTAACTGTAATGGGTCCATAACGCTTTCTGAGAAGCTGAAGAACAAACAAAGCCCTGTCATCCAAAAGTTGCCAAGCCTTCTCGCCTCTGTCGTTGAAAGTTTTTTTGTCAACAAGTTCTTCAATCCTGAAGTGGCTCGGTTTATATATTTGCATCTTGTGATACCTCCTTATATTTGTCAAGTGCTTTTTGAAGATCCTTTTTGTGGATGAATGCAAGGTCTCCTGCTGAAGACATTCTATTAAACAACATCTTGCATACCGCCCTGTAGGTGGCTGCCTCCCTCTCCACATCGTTAAGCTTAAGCCTTAGATTAAGTTCATTCGCCATTGCTACCTCCGAACCGCTTTTTAATTTCATTGATAAGGATACTATATTCGTTTTTATCAACATTGTCAAGAACAATATTATGGGCAAATTCAATCATCTCCCCAACAAGTCTTGACGGAGGGATATTAAACTCTTTCATAATATCCCTGCCATTAATGGCAAGCATTTTCCTACTATGGGCAGCTTGTTTTTCAAACTGATAGGTGTCCCAACATCTGACAAGGGACTTAATATCTCTGAATTTCATCTTCTTGCATGCAAAGTTGCCGTTGTGATCCGCAATCCGCAAACGGATGAAATCGTATGTGCAGACATTGTGTTTTGCAAGATATGCAAGGGTTCGCCTGTTTGTAGCAGGCGTTTCATTCTCACCAAATCTACGCATATGGCAACGAATTATATTGCAAACCTTCTCTGTATCTTTTGTAGAGAACTTAAGGCTTTTAAGAAACCTCCGCGCAATATGCACGCCCTCTTTTTCATGCCGGATGAAGCTGCCATCCTCGTGTGTTACCCCCTTACCAACATCATGCAGATACCCTGCAAGCCTCAGCAAGGGGAATTTTGCAGAGATACCCATACCAACAGCCATAAGGTGTTCACCAACGTACTCTGCATGGTATTTTCCTCCCCAAATATTCCAAGCCTGTGCCATCTCAGGGATGAGAGTGTACATAATACCAGACCTGTAAAGACACCTAAAAAAATTCCAAGAGAAAGGCTCCTCCATAGATTTTATAAGCTCTTTACCTATCCTCTCAGGTGCAATGTACGGAAGATATTTTTCAACAATACCTCTGTTGTATATTATCTTTGCTGTAGCATATGACGGCAGAAAGCCTGTTTTGCAAATCATGCGGTATGCTCTGAAGCTGCGGTTGGGATCTTCCCTGATTCTATCTTCAGCATTGCCTACAAAATCAAGACGCTTATTCTCGATGTCATCCAGACAACCTGCCTGTGCCATAACAAAATGCGTTGTCCCGTCAGGATGCCTCTCATATGCACAAGCATTCATTGTGAAGTCTCTACGCCTAAGGTCTTCAATGAGATCGTCTGTATACCTCACGGTGCAACAAGTATCACCAATACCGTTGTGGACATCGTTTCGATAAGTAGCAATTTCATAGCCATTCCAACGGCAAACACCAAAGCTTTCACCAACAAGTTTAGCACCTTTAAAGATGCTACAAACCTCCTCTGGTGTTGCATTTGTAGCAATGTCTATATCTGTGGGAGTCTTTCCCATAAAAACATCCCTAACTGCACCGCCAACAATGGCACCTTTAAAACCGCTGGCGTTAAGTTTTTTCACAACATTTTCCCAAGCCCTGATAACCTCTTTGTTGCTAAAAAACATCTCCATAGCATCCTCCTTGTAATTGAAAATAATAAAAGCACCCTATCCTAAGATAAGATGCTTGTCAAGGTGATAAATGCCTATTTCAGAATGTAGAATGTTTTCTCTTTAAATCCTGCCTTCTTAAGACCTTCCTCGGCTTTCTGGTAGGCTCTTTGTATGATCATGCGTCTAAAGGTATCTAGGGTTGTCAGTGCGATATCAAGCTTACATGCAAGGCTGTCATCCGTAAGGCATTCTTCATCCTGAAGGATGTCTTCTAGAAGTTTCTCATACGGATAAAATTGTGAGGGCTTTTTTGATCTTGCACAAGCCCTTCCGAGGCTTTTAACAAAGCGATCGACCTCGTTGCATACTCCGTATTTTATAGCAACACCTACATTAGTGAACTCAAGTGCTACAGTACATCCTCCAAAGGGGTAGTAACCGGCATCACCCAAAAAGCCTATACGTGGAAGCAGCTTTAACATTTTGTGACGGTAGTGCCCGTATTTCGTAGTACCTTTAAGTTTTGCAAGATCCTCAAGAATAAAATCATAGAGGCTCATATTTTCACTCATCTTTTCCACAGTGTTCTCCTTATTTTTTCTCAGGCATTTTGAGTGTGGTGCGCTAGATATACTCACCATCATGCTCTTCATCCCTGAAGCCCTCTTTGTTCTTAAGTATACGCCTTTGTTTAACTATCTTCTTACGATCTTCTTTAGTAAGCCGTTTACTTCCCTTCTTCATACGGTTTACACGTCTTTCCTGTTTTTCCTCTGAAAAATCAAACTCGTCTTGCGAACAAAAAGCAAGCATTTGTACTCCTTAAACGTCTGAATGGGACTGGCCAGTCGAGGAATTAAGACTTACCAGTTCTTATGTCCACGGCTTTCTGCCATATATTTACGGCGACTTTCATGCCATCGTGTCACATCCTTAAGCATTGCTTTTGCAATGTGACGCTTCTGTGCATCGGTAATGTTTACCTTAAAGTACCCTGCTTCTTGAAGGGTGTTTTCAATCTTTCGGATAAAATCTTTATCATACTCAAGACGTGCAATGCCCTCCTTCAGAACGATATCCATTGCTACATTTGCTACCTCTTTCGGTGTGTAAATACTCATCATTTCTCCTTTTTGTTTTTGGTTATATACCCTTGAACTGTTCCTTTTCCAAGTGGTGTATTAAAATACTTCTTATACACTTTTGCCCTTCCTGTCAAGGTTTTTATTAGGGCATGGTCTTTTTTATTCATTCTTGAAATGTAAATCAAAGAGGCTATAAGTGTTTGAAACCCCAGATTAACCTCTAGATTCCACTCCAAGCCCATGCCGCTTTCATAGGCATTTTTATAAAGTGTCTCAACACCGCTGGAAGCGTTATATTTCATCCAATTGCTTTTTATGCACTCCGCTGTGAAAGGCTCTATCTGATAGATACCTTTTGCTCCTCCTCCGGAAAGCTGTTCTATATATATTCCACCCTCACTTTCATATTGAGCAGTCTCATATAAAAGCCTTTTAAAACTTTCCTTGTCCGGTATGTGGTGCTGAGAACATACAATATCGACAACCTCACTGATTGTATCGTGCAGGAGATCATCGGGAATAGTCTCCCCTCCAAACCACAGAATAAAAGTTATAAAGAAGATGTCCAAAGTTAGCCTTTTCTTATAACAGGTTAGTATAGATTTTCTTGCTTTTCTATTTTCATAGATTGTACAATAGTAGCCAAAGCCTCAGCACACGAGGGGCATATATCGTATACCTTACCACCATACGTCATAGCATCCCATCCGAACAATTCGTCTGCGCTTGTTTCTTCTTTTCTGCCACACTCGTCACATGTTAATTCGGTAAATGCGACTTCCTTTTCTGTCTTGATAGTTTTTGTGTATACCCTACGAGACATCTTTAGTTACTCCATAATCTTCAAAACGTTCGCGTTGTTTCTTGACAACATCTTCAGGTACATCGTGGATATTGTCAAAAGCATTCTCACAGCGAATTACGAAAGGAGTGTAACCAAAATCTTCACACATGTCAAGATATGGTTTCATTTCCCAGTTTTTTGTAAAGGTATTTGCCACAGCAATTCTCTTGTCACCGCGCTCCATACACTTACGGATCTGATTTTGACACCACTTATGAGCCAGCGGGAGGAGTTTAGGGATGAAGTTATATTCCTGAGTAATGGCATCTGTAAAATACATATCTGCTTCCCAAACCTGCAAAATGTTATCAATCTCATCAGCAAGAGTGCTTTTACCGGAACCGGAAGCACCCCGAATAATAAAAAGAGTTTTACGCATGTCTGAACCTTTTGTTTGTTTATGTTGTTTCGTTAAATACAACCTATCAAGACCGAACACTTTTGTCAATAGAAAATATAGGTTTTAGAAACAAAGCGTTTCACGCTTTATCTACAAGTAGGGCTTGCCCTCCCCAACCCGTCCAAACAGGTATGTAGTTCTTGGGCACTATCAATCTCCTTTATAAGGCTTGGCGCGTTCCATCCACGCAGTAACTTCAAATGTCCAATCAGGATTATCTTTGCGGCAATTCGCAATGTACCAGCCATTTCCATTTTCAGGGCTGTACCAAACTGTTTCTATATAGTAACTAGTGCCGGTTTCACTATACGGGCTACCCGATTCTTTAACAGTAGCCCAATAATATCCTTTGTTTTCCGGCAATCGCTCTTTGCAGGGAATAAACTCCGATGTTTTGATATCCTTTGAATTGTCGTTGACAGCCCAATAATCATGACTTGTGTATTTGCAAGGAATGATACCGTGCAAGGCATGAAATACCATCATTTTAAATGAGTTGGCAGCAACTTTCATGTTTGCAATAAGGTGTTCTTTATAATTCATATGATCAACTCTCCTTTTTGTTTAATTCGGTCAGTAGTGTTTAGTCTTCAATTTTCTCATATTCAAGGTAACAATCATAGTCACCATAGTAATCTGATTCACAGTCCACATTTATGTTAAACGTGTACACACCAACCTCTCCAAGATCAACATTCTGATCCTTTATATCTTCTTTGAGCATTTCAAGTGCAAAGTCTGAAATGCCTTTTTCATAATCAAGAACGGCATTACACCCCAATTCCCCTACCGCAATTTTTACCCACCCACTATGTTTTTCTTTTTGTTCTTGTGAATCAAAGTCATCATCAAAGTTTTTGGCTAGGGTAAAGAACATGCCTTCGTTTTCTGGGTCGTCTGCCGTTTCTTTATCTGTTTTGTTAAAGATGTTCATATTGTTTCCTAAATATAATATGTTGAAATTCCTGCTGTATCAACCCTAATAAGGGTTTGACAAGAAACACCCTTGTCATCACACATACCATCACAGCTCACAATGTAATCACGGTATTTTTCCTTATCGTCAAGCTGAGACAGAATTATCTTAACCGCATGGAGGGGATCAACAGCCTCTACCCTCGTAAAGGCTCTGTGATAGGTATCCCAATCATTCTTAGGCATAACAGGTGTTTCTACTACATAAAGATTCATACATTCTCCTTCTTTACTAAAAGTTTTTAATGTGTTTGTGCCCAACTCTTACCAACCATGTATTCCCCGTCAAGAGGAATATTCATACCAAGCATTACACCTACATCCCTATGGGTTTCAACACACAACTCTCCAAAACGGCTGTAATACCTCACAAACTTGCCTGCCGCCTTGCCTTCTTTTATCTCTCTTGCTTTTGTCCACATCCTGTCATCTGGTTTTGGGGTATCCTTTTCATCCTGAATCACAAAATCAAAAAGACTTTTATCTTTTGTAAAAGGAATATAATACTGCCCCTCATCATGATAAAATCCCCAACGAGGAGCAATAAGACCCTGCTCTCTCCTTCTATACTCAATCTCCACCATAGTGTGCGACATAAGAATGGCACCGCAGGATTGGAAGGCTGCATTTACAAGGCTGTGCTTACTTCTTGTATAAACCTTCCTACCATCTAGTCCGAGGATGTATTTTTTCCCTGTGCTCTCCCAATAAGCCTCAAGATGCTCTTTAAACTTCTTCAAACCATCGTTGGAATCCCAAAAAGCATTGATAACATCTTGTGCTTTTTCCACGGAAATGTCAAGCATTTTTGCAACCTTTTTTGCCTGTGCTCCGTATAAAATTCCATACGTCACAGACTTGCCATTATTTCTTGTGATTTCCTTCCCCGCTGCTTTAGAATAAGCTTGGGCATTAAGGGTATGGCTGTCCGCTAAGAGAAGAATATCTGCATATCTGCCCCCATCATAGGGGTATGCAGCACTCCCCGCAACCCTGTTTTCAAGAGCGGCACTATCCCACCCAACACACATCCACCCTTCAGGAGCAACAAAAAGATCACGCATCTCATACCCCAAAAGAACCTTAGGATCGGGCTTGGGTATATTAACGATGTTTGAATGCTTAACTCTGTGTGTATTTGTGGTTCCTGTATGGCTGGCAGGTATTCTTCCGTCCCTTTCAAGTCTAGGGTGTGTTAGCCAACCAGTTCCATTATCACTAAGAATTACATTACGTCTGTTTTCCAAACTACCATATTTCACAACCTTCTTTGCAAAATCACCATCCATCTCTTCAAGGTTGTGACATATACGACCCGTGGCGGCATCCTTTATTTTAGGTGTTGTGGGAAGCTGCCTACCTTTACTTTTTACATGCTTCCTGAAGGATTCGGTACTTAAAGCTCTATCAGTGTCCATGCCTTCCCAATCCAACTCTTTAAGAATAAATCTTTTATAAGGGCTTGTCTTCAGTTCACTGATATACTTTGCAATGTTTGCATCTACCTCTTCAGGAGTGTAGTCCTTTTTCTTCTGATTCACAAAAGCGTTTTTTATATTCCAAAGAGTAGGAACCCAACCCTCTTCCACAAGATACTCCTTAATGGCTGCATCGTGTGCAATAGTGACTTGTTCCGTCAAAACATACCTTTCAAGGACACTCTCATCCCCTTCTTTAAGTGCCTTATTTATGCACAGAATGGCCTTCTCAGCGTCTTTTTCTGGTATACCAACCCTATCACACCACTTGAGTGCATTATTTGTTAGAGTGCCGTCTTTTTTAAACGTTTGTGCAGGATATTTAGGTTGTTTTGTTTTTGGAAGGGGCCTTCTAACATTCTTCTCAAGAAGATAGGCATTTACATCATCTGCTATCTCCTTCATCATTTTATTTATACTTTCCCAAAGGGTCTTCGCTTTCTCTTTATCCAACAAGGCACCTTCCTGCTCTTGACCACAAAACAGAAAAAAATCTATCATTGATGTCTTAAGCGGTTTTTTCCAATCCCCACCCGTGGCTATGTCTTGAGCCTCCACCCTTAGGGCATCCCAAACCTTTTCACCGATTTCAGTATCTGCAACACACCGTTGTATATAGTTAAAAAGTGTGTCATTTATCCAATCATCGATCTGCGGCTTTGCTCTTGCAACACGGTATCCCCAAGCCTGAAAACCGTGGGGGCCAACATTTTGCATCTTCCCTGTTATAGGGTTCTTAATCCTAGCAGGACACCCAGAAGGTAGGGGTCTGTCTGGGTGCAGCGTTCTGCTCATTGGAAGGGTGTCATAAATGTGTATGTCTCTTTCAAAACCACCAACATTAACAGTACTCGGAACCCCCTCACGTCTGATGAAGGGGTTAAACTTTATTTCCGGTATCAGTTTCTCAATGGCCTTCTGATCAAATCCGAAGAAGTTATGACAATGAAATCCGTCAACAATATCACTCTTAAGGAATCTGGGAAAATCCTCTATATACCCCCAAGTAAAACGGTATTTAGAGAATACATTTTCTATACCTTTTGAGATGTCTTTTGTCATTCTTTCTTTGTCGACAAACACAAAAATGTTTTCCTTTTTATACTCCTTGAAGACAATACAGTGGAACTTAGTTATTTCATCTACAAGTCCATCTCCTTCAGAGTCCATTGTAAAGAATCTCATTTCACTACTCCTTCTATACAATATCTGCGTTAATAAAGAGGCCAGTATCATTGTCCAATATAAAAACATCACCAACACCGATTGTTCCCAGAGGTCTATTTTTAAGAACGGTAATCCGTGCTCTTCCTCTGGTTCTATCAGGTCTAACCTCAAAGTCAATCCCAAGAATTATCCATGAGAACTGCTCAAGGCTCGCTGAACCCCTGAGGTCTTCCTTCTTGGTGCATATCCATTTAGGTTCTTTAAGGTTTGAAAGACCTCTAATCTCCTCTGCTGCATTTCTATTAAGATGTGACACGGCAATGATGCCAACATCGTTTGAGGATACAAAAGCAGCAAGCTCGGTCATAAGGATATCAAATTCCTTGCGTTCATCTTTACTATCTTGTCCAGACAAAACAGCACTTAAATGGTCAAGAAGGATATAGTCACATTTACAAACATATGTCAAATACTTTATCTTATTCATCAAGTCATTAATACGCAAGGAACCAAAATGGTTAAGGGTATAAAGCCTTTCTTTCCCTATATCTTTCCCCGTTGTCCAATCGTATGCCTGCCTCAACTGCTCAATAGAGGCAAGGCTCTTGCAAGCAAATCTGAACTTGTTGAAGTTTATCTTGGCCTTTCTTGCCACAATCCTCTGCACTGTCTCTTTACCCTCTTCTTCAAGGAAAATTGCTCCCACTGTGGCACCTTTCTCCAGAAGACTGTAACCTATTTCTGATGTAAAATAGCTTTTACCAACACCGGACATTGAGGTAATAACAATCATCTCCCTTTTTCTTATCCCATATATCATGTCCATAACTTTCGGGAAAGACTCTACATAAACACCTTTTTCTTTTTCAGCAATAATCTCCTCAAAAGAAAAGCTTGAGGCACCCACCACCTTCTCTGCAACATACCTGTTTTTTGTAAACATGAGCGTGTTTGCAAGAAGAGTGCTCTTACCTTGCATGAGATAATCGTTTGGATCTTTAAATCCATCCTCGTAGTGCGCCACAAAGATATTGTCGCGCATAAGGATGCCTGCAACATCCTCCGTAGCCTCTTTCCCCTTCTTCACCCCTTTTCTTTTTTCGACAAGGTTTGCTTCATCATTGTCAAGACCAAGAACGACCTCATCAAAACTGTTTATAAAACTTATGTTTGTTGCAACAGCAGCTGCTGCATTTGCTGTTCCACATGACAAGCCTACCACAGGTGGTTCCATGTTTCTGTATTCTGGCTTGCCTTTAAGGATGAAGTCCTTCATGGCCTGATATGAAGCCAGTACATCGTTTTCTCCCTCAACAATAAAAACCTTCTTTGATTTTTTTGCAAGGTTCTGCCCGAACAGCATGCAATCTACCCCGACATGCCCTATCACAGTGAAGTGGCCTCTCTCATGCTTGTCTTTTGTCAGGTCGCGCTTCTTATATCCACAAACCTTCTTGTCCTGAGAATAAAAGGGGTAATATATAGCTGAAACAGAAAGACCGTCGCTGGAACGGGCCATTCTTACACCAAAACGTTTGAATGTTTCTGGTCTAATTCCTCTCTCATCCCATATGGCAAAAGGGTACTTATTAACCTCTTCAACCGTCTCTGTCGGGGTATACTCAAAAGACCTTTTCCGCATATTTGTATAACCTCCTATTGCCATTAATCTTCCAACCCCTTGAGTATATTCGCTATCTTCTGCTTTGCATAGGTGTAGTATTCATCTCTTCCTGTCAACATGTAGAGCCAAGAGAGGCATACCACAGAGGTTTGATCTTCTGTAAATTTATTTGCTTCACAATACTCTCTAAGGCTTAGCATATCTGTCTCAAGACCACCTTCAAATCCCAGCTTCATAAGGTCAAGATAGTCGTCTGCTTTTTGGATATCCTGAAGACCGTTCTTGTCTTTAAACCTCGTAATGTACTTGATAATGTTTGACATAAAGGCTTGCTTTTCAATTCCAATGAGCGCATACCCCTGTATTGGTTGTATTTTTTGTTTTGTATAATGACTCCCGCCTATTTGTTTATCCAGTGTTCTCATGTATATTTTACCTCCCTTTTGATTATCTTAAGACTATACACTATTTTTTGTTTAAGTCAAGTCTTGACTTTTTGAAAACTCTGTTGTATATTTATTTTTCACATGCAAAAAGATTTTGGTTCGCCCACTTTCATATACTGTATGTGACAGGAGGTCTTTTGTCAAGACTCCTGCCTGTTGGTTGTGACGACCCCCAACAAGGGCCAGCAGGGTATAAGCCGCAAAATGTGGTGAACTTGTTACTTGAGGGACGCAGCGAAGCAAGAGCCTAGGTCTAATACTGGTGTGGGTGCTGCCGGAGGAGCTATCCTTCGTTATGATTCCAGTAGGGTATATATGTCTAGCACAACGTGTATATACTCCCCATATCCCGTACTGAGAAAGGTACGACTGATTATAATCAAGGATTGCAATCAAGTCTGTGGATATGACCATCTGATTCCCAATCGAATCAATGGATAGAAAGACCCTCTAGCTAAGTATTAATACTTGGTATATAGGGGGTGGTCTATCCAAACCTCTTCAAACCCATCGAATCCCTTTCAGGTGTAGAGATATGAAATATTAAGATAAATAATAATAAAATAAATAAACTCTTGACTTATACTTAGAAAATATGTATAGTCTATTTTTAAGTTGGTTAGTTTAAATATTAAAGCTTTAGATAAAAGGAGGAAAGATATGAGTATGGTTGTAAATGGTGTTATTAGCAAGCTTTGGTTTAATGAGCTTAAGCAACCTGATAACTATGGAAACACGGTAAGAGTGGTGGCACAGTTTGATGGTGAAGTCAAGGGTATGGATATGGATAAAATGGAGACTGTATCCTTTGATGGTATTAAAGTAAATATTGGAGGAAGAAAAGATAAGAGGTTTGCCATCAAGCTTGGTGCAGGATTTCATGATCTGAAAGAAGGAGATGAAATTACTTTCACGCTAACCACAAACACAGGTGCCAACGGTGTTACCTACTACAACGGCAAAAGCATAAAGCTTAAGCAGGCTGCTGCAAAAAGCAAGCAGACCGGCGGTGGGCAGCAAAAGCAGTCTTTCAAAAAAGATATGACAGGGGTTAGTGTCGGTCACGCACTCAACGGAGCATTCCGTTTCCTTAAGGGTGGAAAGGTTGCAGATGACAGCGTTGTCATTAAGACGGCTTGCTTCATTCATGACCTGACAACCAAGCTTAAGGCCGCTTATGCAAAGAAGCACCCCGATATGAGTGACTATGATGTTGGTGCTGCCGTGGGTCACGCCATTCTTAATGCTTGTGATATTGCTAAGAAAGAGGATGAGATTCAGGAAAAAGCTATCTGGGTTCTTCAACTGGTTAAGCCGGTTACAGAATATGTCAAAGAGGGTAAAATCCCTGTAGCGGAGGAGAAGACAAAAGAACCTGAAACACCTGTACTCCCTGATGAACCTCCTTTTGAACCTGATGAATATGTTAATGACGACAGTGTTGGTGGCGGTGAAGAAGACTTCGAAATGGATGATATTCCGTTCTAGTTCTGTTATATTCCAAGGGGTTACAATGTAACCCCTTTCACTTGTGGAGGGATAGTGAAGAAAAATAAAAAGCTTTTTGCTATTGATGCCGATACACTCCTTGTTAGATCTGCACTGGCTTGCCAAGAAGAACGTGTTGTTGTGAAGCACAAAGGTAGTGATAAGAAAAAAATATTTAAAAACAGAACAGCCTTCTGGGGAGGTAACTTCTCAAAAAAAGACGGGGGGTGGCTAGCGGACTTAAATGCAGAACGGGAGGCTAACGGAAAACCACCCTTCACACCGGAGTGCTTTGAGATAGAACCTCTTGTGGAAATAACAAATGAAGATTTTGTCGCCTTCGGCAGATTTGAAGCAAGCCTTGAGAGGATTATTAAGCACCCCTTATGCAAAGATTATAAAATAGTTATAGGCGGCTGTGGTAATTTTCGTGATGACATTGCTACAATACAGAAATACAAAGGGAACAGGATAGATAAACCGCTTAGATTTGATGCTGTTAAAGATTTTGTTAAAGATGCATACAAAGACAAGGTTGTGTGGGAAGACGGATTTGAAGCTGATGATGTTGTTTCCGTCCTTGGTTGGTGGGGATATCATAAGGCCGTTAAGGCTGGAAATATGGATGCATCACCCATCACTATATGTGCCTGTGATAAGGATCTTTATCAGGTTGCAGGCTATCACCTTAATTATCTAGACAAAGAGATTATTCCAGAGTGGGTTGGTATTGATATTGCTGCAAGACGGTTTTGGACACAGATGTTGACAGGAGATGCTACCGACAACATCCTTGGCCTGCATAATTTCACAGATGAAATAAGGAAAGAGTTTGGAATTAGAAAATCCAAAGGCGTTGGTCCCAAAGGCGCAGAGAAGTACCTCGAAGGATGTAACACTGAAAGGGATATGTATGTAGCCGTGTCAGAAGCTTACAAAGATTATTATGGAGATAATTACACATACACCGGTTGGAGAGGTGATGAGATAACCCGTAACTGGAAAGAGATGATGAATGAAAATTTCATTCTTCTGCGAATGCTTGAGAAGAGAGGCCATATAACAACCCTTTATGAGTATGAGGAGCGGTTCTAATGAAGGCACTAAACCCTTTTGTTTTTGATCTTGATAATACCCTTGTTGAAACCTTTCCATGTATTGTTTATGGACTAAAGATGGAGCATGGTATTCATACTACAGGAAATGAGTATATTAAAACTGTTGGAAATATGAGTGAGAAGGAGACACATTCTCTTCTTTGTGACTATGTTTTTAAGTATGCGGAACACAGCAAACCTGTTGATTATTCTGTTAATGTGGTTGGTAAAAGCATGAAACTTTTTGGTAGTGTTGATATTCTCACTGCACGTAAAAGAGAAACAAACGCAGACACACAGGGTATGTTACACCAGATATACGGCGATGATATTGTTTTTAGAATATTCAACCGTGACTGGGATGAGAAACACCCTTTTTGTGAAGAGAATAATGTCCTTGTCTTTGTTGATGACCATCCACACACAGTTCAGATGTTTGATGATTCTAGGATAAGAATAATGATGCCTAGAAAACCGTATAACATCTCTGTAAAAATGTTTGGTAGAAACTTCTACCCTTATGACAGTTTGGAGGTGGTAAAGAGTTTTATGGAGATATATGAAAACGAAGAAGGATAAAAAAACATGGAAACCACACAATGCCATCATGTCTTGTATGCGGAGAACTTTTTCGCGCTCGCCCATTGTACGCAATGTGCTGAATAAGGCCACACATCCAACACTTCGTGGACCGAGAGGGGGGAGGGTCTTTATTTGCAGTATATGTGGAAAGCCCTATGGAGCATCCGGTGTTGAGGTAGACCATATTGTCCCTGTAATACCTCTTGAGAAGACTATTTATGAAATGGATTGGTCTGAGGTAATGGAGAGGATGTTTTGTGATGAGAGCAAATTAAGGGTTCTTTGCAAAGCGTGTCATAAATCTGTTACCGCTGAACAACGCAGACAGAGAACCATACATGGAAGGAGGAGAAGGGGGGAGTTTATTGTATGTCTAGAGACAGGAAAAATATTTAGTGATGATAAGGAGGCTGCAAAAGCGGTAGGGCTTAAGAGTGGGTCGGGTATAACCAAGTGCTGCAAAAACAAAAAGGGTAAAAGTGCTGGATATACTTGGCGGTTTATAAAAGATACAAGCATGATATGAAAAGAGGCGGTAGGGAAACCTTACCGCCTCTCGCCGTTTCTACCAAGAAATAGCAACACCCATACAACACAACCGGAAAGATGTGCACACAAATGTGTGCATATACACTATGTGTATGCCCACACACTATGGGCCGTATGCAGGCTCTTTTTAACAGAACATGCCTTATCAGACACTTTTTCCAGTATTATGATGTAAGGGTTGTGTTGATATTAGAAACGCTCACAGCCTAAATATGAGCGTCATTTTTCGCTCTTTTTTATAACTCCAACATTCGGGTCATTTTTAGCATTACCGAAGTTAGCAGCAAGAAAGTTAATAACCTTCAATAAAGCATTAATAACCTTGTTATCTGTTTGGTTCGGTGTTAGCGTTGCTATAATAGAAAATCCACCAATAATGGCGGATAGGGCAGCGAGGATTGTTCCTCCATTAGCTACCAGATATGTAATAATTGCTTCCATTGTGTTGTCCTCCTAGGGGGTTTTAAATTCTTGTTCCGTACATAAGGGATTGTATCATACTTTGTGGTATACCATTCCCCATCATTATTTGCTGCATTTCCTGAAAACCCATGCTTCGCCACTGGTTCAAATTCCTGTCATATGTATACATGTTTACATGACAGAAGTTTGCCATGTCTTGCAAGCATTCTCTTGTATGGTGTGTTGTAGGGTTGTGACGTGTTGTATAGGAATTTTGTGAACTGCCCACCACTTATTGACCTTGCGGTCTAATTGAAGTGGGGGGCTTCTCGGCTTATCGTTGCTTTTACTAGCCAACGAAAACGGACCGAGCTAACCCTCTTGTTCCAAGAGTTTTTGTTTCTATGTTAAATAGACCGGCTTATGGTGTGTTACCTATAAGATAATCATTTTACCACCGAAAGTCAATATCCTGAACATATATTTTCAAGTTGTTTTATATAGAGCATTAGTTCTTCTTTATCTCCTTTTGGGATATGAAGCGTTCCCTCTTCATCTATCCAACTATTTTCCAGAACTGGTTTTGGAGGCAGGCTCTTTATCATGCTTTGTTGGCTTCCTGTCGATAGACACCCCGAAACAAGAAGACCACTCATCACTACTATCAGAACTAATATCCTTATATTCTTTTTTAACATTCTCTACCTCCTGCTTCCTCACAGATGTTTTAATTAAATCGACAAGAAGCAGCAAGAGCCTCAAAATAGAATCTAACACTAGATAAACCCTCCAACTGATTTTATGCTTCCACCATCATTGTCATATATTTTAAGATACCCGTAATGGAAGCCCTTAGTAAGGCCGGAGGTATCCTCCTTTGTTAGTGCAATAGATATTTGTTTAGAAGAAATATCAGGGAAGTCTTTAGTGACTTCTTGCAATTTGAACTTTGCAGACCAGCCAGTGAGGTCTAATGAGGAAGAGATATTAATAACAATATCTCTCCCCAACCAATCACTGCTGTCTCCTGCACGTAGTGGAACGTAACCAAGAGACATAATTACCCCCTATAGTGGTTCGTTTACAAGGTCTGGCATAACAATAGGTCTTACGAGGTTTCCGCAATCTAAACACCTATAATAGCCATACTTGATGGCTGAAGCTGGTAAGCCTTCCTGTGTAAGATTCTTACTATCACAAGCCGAACAATGAAGTGTAGGCACTACTCTAAACCTCCTAGTAAAATTGTTTCTATTTCCTGTGTTTTTGCAGCCTGTATTCCTGCCCACGCCGTTTGTATTTCAAGGGTTCTTGCCTCTTCTGAAGTTCCATCAGATAATCGTATATTCAGGAGGCGTTCTTTTATAGCATCTTCTTTTGTCTTATACTTTTTTTCGATGGCTTCTATTTGTTTTTGTATGCTGTCTGGACCCAACCATGTTCCATCTGCTTGAGCAATATGTCCTAGGGAGGGTCTCTCCCCTGACATCAAAACCAAGTCAGGCATTTTCCGTGCCTGAGCCTCTGTCATTACATATTGCACGCTCTCGCCTACTTTTGCGTAAATTGCCATTAGTACCCCCTGTGCACCGTGACGCGGATTTTTGCCGGACTCGGTATGTTTGCATTAAAGTCACCACCAATAGACGCATACTGTGCAGTAAGACCAGTGCCTGTCACAACACGGATTGCCTCTTTTCGCACGGTGGCCGACACACCGAGGCCAGCAGACGTATAAATCCATCCAGCTTTGCCCCATATGCCTTCACCGTACAACTGCGGTTCAACCTGCATCATCCTGCTGTAGGCATAAGGAAGTTCATCAAGAACAAGGGACTGCGTAGCCACAGGGTTGCCGCTGTTTATGGGCATAGTGACTACTGTTCCAAGGCTATAGCAGTGAACACTCGTAATCGCTCCGGACGCTTTTTCAGCCGTGCCGATGTAGACGCGGCGGACTGGTGAACCCGCGACGTTGTACATTACAACCTCTGCGGGGTTGAAGTGGTCGGCCAATGTGTCGGCCTTTTCCGCCCCGACCTCAGGCGCAACGGCAGTCGCACCGAAACCGGAGAAAGCCCCATCCTCCGAGAGATCCGCGTAAATGTAGCTCGTCCCGTCCGCCGCTGCCGACAGGTCAACTGCATGTGCTGAATCTAAAACATCAGACAACTGTACCCTGCCCTCATCTGCGTAAGCGACTTGAAGCCCTGCGGCTATCTGTACAAGAGCGCTCCCACTTACTACCTCCGCATCATAGACATAAAACTGGCCTAGTGAAGTCACACTGGCCCCGCCTGTCCTCGTAATGTCCAACCGGACTATCTGCCCAGTTACCGGAGAATCTAGGTCGAACTCCATTCGCGCAGTGCTGCTTGGCGGGATAGCATTTCTGACCTCTTTCACCTTCACGCCGTCTATGACAATATCGAAGTCATACGGGAAATTTGTGTTGAACGTCCCGTCTTCATTTCGAGGATACAGGACGATACGCGCCACATTGAACTGACTGCCCATGTCAACTTGAATCCAACTGCTACCAACTCCGGTGTCACTTGCGAAGTCATTTCCTGATTGCCAACTATCCGTATAATTCACGGCCTGCTTGTTGAACGCTTTCCATACAGGGTAGGTGCTACTGTAAATGGACTGCGCTGACACCGTCATCCCACCGCTGCTGTTAGAGCTAGAGAACACCGGGAGTACATCGTTATTCACGATGACTGCGCTTTCCGCAGACATACTCTGCACGGGGGCGTCACAGTCAGCAGCCGTCCAGCCGTCGGGACGAGGACCCACTTGAGCCCTCACTATCGTTTGTGGAGCAATATTAACACTCCCTTTAGGAGGCTCTGTCCACTCTACTGCGTTTCCTGTTTCGTTAACAGACAGGGTCTTTCCAGCATCCAACGGTGTGTAGGAAGGAAGCTCTTTCTCTTCCATCCCCCACTCTGTCTCCCCCAACGAAGAAACCTTAAGAACCTTCCCTTCGTCTGCAACGCTGTAAGGAGGGAGCTCCTCAGGCACCTCTGCCCACTCCTTCTCTAACGAAGGAGAAACTGTAAGAACTTTCCCCTCATCTCCGGGGGAGACGGCAGGCAGGTCAACTTGAGACGCAGCAGCCTCCGCCCTAATAGCAGAAGCCTCAGCACTGGCTGCATTAGCAGCAGCTGCATTAGCAGAAGCCTCAGCCTCGTCAGCCTTTTCAGTACAACGAGACAAGGCTTCTGTAATGCCTTCTTCTAGCCCCTGCCCCTGCACCATAATAGACGAAGCACTAACTAAGCCTACATTAAGCAGGTCGTTGTTGCCTAGGTCTATGTCATTCTTTAACGTGTTCACTTCTCCGATAGGGTTGTCTCTCCACAACACCTTGTCATTCAATACGTCCTCAATCATCTTGAATCTTTCATTCAAAGCATTCTGAGACGCATAAGGAGAAGAAATATTAGGAATGTTTATCTTAGCCATCTTCTCTCCTACTTTTCCTTTGTTATGTTAGCCTCTCTCTTCCTCATCTATTTCTTATAAGGGGAGGGCTGCTTTCTTAGCAGAGCCCTCCCCTTTATATATCTACCATCTTATTTCTTCTTCTTCTTCTTTCGTTATAATACTTATTCCTCTTCCCCCCTTATCCCCCTATATGTATATACGTAAGAAAATCAAAAGTGTGACAAAATATTTTTATATCGTCTCGCTACGCTCGACATATTTGTGTGTAAATGTGCGGGGGAATTGGAGAAAATATTTTTGGCTGGGGCGATAATTTCTATGAGAAATTTTTAAGGGGTAGTGCATCCAAAAGGACACCCCCTCACCCCCTACTACCCCCCTGTAAATCTATATCGGTTAGGGAATATTATATCGCCTACGGCATATTTATCTGGTATCCTATATCGCCTACGGCATATATAGGTCATTACCCTACTGCTATCATGTTTCAACTACTCATTCACCTATAGTCCAATCATTATGGGCACTTACGTGTATTCTATATAGTATTATATCGTCTCGCTTACGCTCGACACAAGTATATACTTATTATATAATATTGTCTCTCTTATTGATCATTTTGCTTATATGCAATGATCAATAAACGAGACATAACATTCTATATTCAGATTGCTGAACCATGCTATCATGCTGCTATCATTCACTTATGACATTATGGCACGCTTCATGCTAAACTGGCTGATAACTTTGTTGGCACAATGCTTGCTTATGCACTTATTGTGCCATATCAATTGGCATGGCAATTGCATAAGCACAAGGCGTTCCATTCAGTTTGGCATAATAATTGCAATCGCGTCTCATTATACAAGAAAATGGTCGGTTCAATTTTTTATACTTTTGCCTGAAATGGTATAATTTTTTAAACCGCCAATTATATCAGGCGCTTACATTACGGCATTGCCATAGTTTTCATTCACTAGCAGAAAAGCGGTACAAAATTTTTAACCGGCATTATATGAAAAGCTAGTCATTTCAACGGTTTACATAAAGCGGTTAGGGCATAGCGTTTCAGGGCACAAAAAATAGTGCTGATATTTCAACATGTTGCACACGTTGGCACGGCGTATGCTATATCAGCGGCATACCGGCACGGTACGGCAAGCGGACGAAAAAACCGGTTGACACCGATAGGTAACCGTCCTATATAGGTTCCGTACCGTCTTACATCGCAGACCGTTGATAGAATTCAGCGGCGTGACGTGGTCTAGACTCCTTAAGTGGTTGCAGCGGGCCACCGCTCCGAAAAGCAAAGCGGATATTCGAAAAGTAGCATGGTTCCGCGTATTTCTTCGCTTAGAAAGGACAAATTATTCCTAGGCTATCGGGGAACGCGCATCATGGACTATGGCGAAAAGTAGGATAGACGCTTTGTGCGCCATAGACAAACAAGCCCTAGCAAGGTTTTGTTTGTTTGTGGGCTTGAATGCGCAAGGTGGCTTGTTCATTCATACCACAAACAAATAACGTAAGTGAGGTAAAGACCATGAGCAACTTCGACGCAAGCAAGATTAGTAATCCTGTTGTCCGCCAGCATGCTGAAAGGTTCGCAGCCGCCATGCCGGATATCGAGGCAATGGCATTGTCCTTCCGCGAAGCCGTCCAGGCGGTTATCGTCGACGCTGTAATGGCGAAGGCGGAAGATACTGACGGCGAAGTAGGTTGCCGCCTTATGAGCGAATTCATGACACGTATCGGCGGCACACGGGCAATTAACATCACGGCAGTACAAAACTATATGTTATGGGTATTCTGCGACGGTCCCATACAATACGATAAGGACAACAAGCCGGTTCTGGACGCAAGCGCGTCCGCTATACGCTGGAATATGAAAAAGGGGAAATTCGAAACGGCGAAGGAGAAAGCGGACGGTGAAACGCTTCTCGATCCGAACGGCGAACCGTACAAAAAAGGGAAGCTTATCGCCAAGTCTTTTAATGTCATGAGCGTGAAAGCCCGCCTCGCGGCTCAGTCATGGTATGATTTTAATCCTGCCAAGCCTGAAAAACCGTACAAGGGAAAAGCAGTCAATGCAATCAAGTCTGACTTGAAAAAACTGGCCGAGGGACAATACATTCCCGAGGACAATATGAAAGAATTTCTCGACCGTGTGAAAAGCCTCGCATTTGATTGCGGCATTTCCCTTGATTAGCTTCGTCCCATATAGCAGGCCCTAGCAATAGGGCTTGCAATTATGTGATGAACCATAACCAATGGAGTAGTGACTGCTATGCAAAACACACAATATTGCCAGACTTGCCGGTGGGGTGAAGGAAAGCCCCTGACTTGTGGCGGTGGTGCGTTCGTTGCCCGTAAAGGTGGAACGGATTGCCATGACTACGTTGAAAACAGCGAGGCCGTAAAGCGTCTCCGGCTGGAGAAGGATAAACAGGACGTAGCCAAGCGCCTTATCGCCGCATATGAAAGCGAGGAAGGGCTTTTCTTTTCTATCAACGAGGAGGACTATACCCTCCTTCCGCACCTCGATAGCATTGTGCTCGTGAATATCACGGGCGATAGGATGGAAGAAGAAGCAAGATTCCATACACTAAACAAAGCCGTGTCGGCGGTTCTCGATATGGTGTTCTAAAGCAAGGGAAGGGGTGATGCGTCTATGCGTCGCCCCTTCCCTTGTTGGTAGCATAAGCTACTATCATCATTCGGTGGGATTGCAAATCGATTGATGAAAGAAAGTGAGGAAATAATATGAAAAGTCTGCGGAATGAAATTATTCTGGAAGACAGTGTAATGTCCGTATACACCTACCGATACCAATTGTTTTCAACATTCGACGCCGCTTATAAGGTAGCATTGCATGAATTGGAGCTAGGAATATTTCCTTCCATTTCCATTGGTGTAATGTCACCTAACAAGGAAGGACAACTTGTTAAGGTGCGGGAATACCGATACTACTATAACAATGGGACTCGTGTGTGTGATGTGTTGTAGCAATTAAGAGAAGGGAGCAATGCCCTACATAAGCCGTAAAGGTGAATTGCGTCTTCATCCGTTTGGTGGCGCTACTGTTTTCTACCGCAAGGTAGGGGATGCTGTAGCATTTGGCCTTGCCCGATGCTGTAACTCTGAACAGTATGTGAAACGCATCGGGCGTAACCTCGCATACATAGACGCTCTGTCTGCCCCTTTAACAATGAAAAAAGACGTGTTCGATGGAATAGTAGCGTACATAAGAGCAGCATACAATACACCTGACTACCGTGGTCGCTGGGAATAGGACAAAGGAGAATAGAAATGGATAAAGTGTCGTTCTTTCACTACCGCCGCAGCTACATCAACCGTAACGGTGACTTCTACCCTTATCATCCTTTCGGTGGAGCTACGGTGGCATACCGTTCTCTCCCTAGTGGAGAGGTGGAGTATGGTGTGGCGAAGTGTTCCAACTCTGACCGATATGTGAAGTGGGTAGGGAGACTTGCGGCTGAAGCCCAGCTGAAGAACAATCCGAAGAAAGCAAAGAATGGCGTTTCCTTCATTGTCGACGTGCTTCACAAGCTCGCAGAAGCACATGACAAGCCTGTGTATGAGCCGGCATGGAACAACGACGCTTTACGCGAATACTATGAATATTAACAAGGATGAAGGTTATGCCTAACGCAATAGAAAAGTCACTGGCTAAGGAACTGCGTCTGCCCTCGTGGAAAGCCTTGTACAATCCCCAAGTGTATTGGGGACAACTGTCTGAAAACCAGAGGATGATGCTGGACAAAGCACGGAGGAAGTAAAATGACGGGAATAGAGCTTGTCGTTTCCACTTACCTGAGCGGGGTAGTTGTTGCATATATAGGCTGCCTAGTCCTTATTGGCCTACAAAGGACGTATGGATGTTATGTCAACACATTTGGTGAGGCACTCATCGTTTGTGCTATTGTTGCGGTGTTGTCTTGGGTAGGGGTGCTTGCACTTATTCTTCATGAAGGTCTTAGTCTCTTCCAAGAGATACGTCAGATATGGATGGAGAGGAGGAAGTAAGATGTCTGCAAAAAGCCTAGACAGGGTTTTGAAAAATAGTGCCATTTACAAGGTAGGGGAGACTGATGAAACTTTTTAGCTCGCGAGGTGCCCGTTTGCGACGTTACTTCTGGAGACCTGCGTCCGATGGTCTCTGGTATTGTGATGGCATCTGGCTTCCGCTTGAAGAGTGTACGACAGAGAAAGGCTTCTCCAGTCATGGGCCTCCCTGTCGTACCCTCCGTGCTTTCAGAAGATTTCTGAAGAAAGTTGGAAGGAAACAGCCTGAACTTAAGGGTACGAAATTCCACATCGGCTCTATATACGTAGGGTGCGCATACTTAAAAGGAGTAGTACAATGACTGACGCTATTGAGAAAGGTATGAAAATTTCAATACATAGAAATGAATCCAGCCAACCAATTACGCTTGAGAATGTCGTCAACACATATACAAAAGGCGGTCTTTTCTGTATTTTGGTTGAGGAAGATAAGAAGCGTGTCGTATATAAATACCCACTTTGTTCACTTTTCCGTATTACTGAAGAGTATTCTTGGCTTGAACGCTAATCATGGAGCCTCCTATGTTATGGAGTGAAGCTTTCTTTCTGGTAGCGGCTATGGGTATCAGCGTGTTTGCAATATTGAAAATTCCCTATCTGAAAGGTAAGGAAGAAAACGAAGGAGAAGAGAGTATGACCAGAGTTGCAGTTGTTAGCCGACATACTAGCCTGAAGAGGGCTTTCACCGACCTTGATGTTGGGGACTTCTTCTACAAAGAGAACGCTCATGTTTGTCTGAAAGTTACATCAGTGAGGTACTTTGACTTTGAAAAACAGTCGTCCTACTACCTCAATGTGGAAGAAGAAGGGGACGATAACATGATTGTATACCCTATTGAGAGTGTGTCTCTCCACGTTGACCAGATGAATAAGCCTCCGTCTTGTGACGGAATCTGGTGTCGCAAGAACTAGTCTCTTAATATATTATACGTTGGAAAATGGAAAATGTGACAAGAAACTTTCAATAACAAGGAATAGATTACTCGCAAATAAATGGTGACGATTATGCCTGAGGAGCCGATTGACTGGTCGATAGAGGACGAAGACCCTTACTGTTAATACTTTAGAGAGGGCAGGATTTCCTGCTCTTAACTAAACTATTAACTTCTGTATAATATATATTATTATATAATATATATATATATATTATACAGAGAGAAGAAAGGAGAGAAACATGAGGAGTTTCTTTAAGGAAGTGAAGAAATGTCAGGAGGATGATAACGTAAGGTCTCAACCCTACCTTCTCGTGAACGAAAAAACGAGAGAGTGTGAATCTTTTCCGAACGAAGTGTGCCTTGCATGGCTCAAGAATTCGCACACCCTCAAAAATGGATATACTCACCTCTGCTGTGTCCCCGGGCCGGCAGGAGGTATTAGGTCTGAAGGTGAGTTCTTGAAAGAACACTACTGGCCTTGGCTGTTCAAGAAAAGCGGCTTCAAGGGCTATTATGAGAACAACACAAACAAGAAGAAAGGAGGGGTGTACATTTCTCTGGACGCTCCCAGAAACATCTTGCTGACGGCAGCTACTCTTGCTCGTCTTCCGTGGGACGTCCATGAGGATTTCCGTATAGAAAAGATGGTGGAGTATATGAAGAAGTTTGAAGTGTCTCCACCCGTGGCGTTGCTTAGTGCCTACTTCTATCGTGGGGAGAAATATATTGCGTCGAGAAGAGGACCTCATTCCCTCTTCGATACTGGTCTTACGGTGAGGTCTGCGTCCGCCTTCATATACGGGGAGCAGTTGGAAAAAAGGCACTTGGATGACCCGTTTAATGGGGGTGACTGGGGCAGAGGAGTAGAAAAAACTCTGAACCGTTACACCAATCGGCCTCTTGTCATAGACCTTATTGAATCTGCTCTCAAAGAGAGCGGGAAAAGAGTGACACGGAATGGCAATACTCTCATGCTGGAATACGACAAAGATATTCCCGGCACTGATGAAATTGTCGTCAACACAATAGACAACCTGAGGAGATTTCGATGAAATTCTTTATGTCTACGCAAGACATTGCTGTGTCCACCATGTTCCTCAATGCAGGCTACCAGATGACAACACAGATGGAGGAAGCTGACCTCTTTGTGTTCTCTGGCGGATATGATGTCACCCCTTCTCTGTATGGTGAACTCAACAGGGCTTCCCATAATTGTATTCAGCGAGACATTGCTGACATAACCAACTACCTCTTTGCCACACAACACAACGCAGCATTGGTGGGAATATGCCGTGGGGGGCAATTCCTCAATGTGATGAATGGTGGAAGTATGCGGCAGGATGTCACGGGTCATGCCATCAGAGGCACACACACTCTCGATTGGAGGGGAGAAAAGTACAAAGTCACCTCCACTCACCACCAGATGATGATTCCTGCCCGTCATGGTCGTCTTGAAGGATTCGGAGAAGTGGAAGACTGCATCGACAACACTCTTCTCTCGGCTGAAAGAAGGGTGCGCTCTGTTCTTCGTGACGACCAAGCTGAAATTGTCGTCTACCCGAAGACTAAGAGCCTGTGCTTCCAACCCCATCCTGAATATGGTGGGAAGGATGACACTCGAACGCTGTTCTTCACTGTACTGAAGGATGTATTCGGCATCTAACCCTCTTGGAGCCAATTCTTTCGAGAATTGGTTCTAAGCGATGGTAGATGCAATGACATCTCATTGTCCACAAAACAAATAAACGGGGCTTAAAACCCCTTTTCTGTGCGAAAAAGGAGTATTCTATGTGTGGTATTATTGGAGCAGCTGGACTGATTACAACGAAAGAGGAGAAGGCAGTCAAGGATATGCTCATCTTTGACGAAATACGCGGAGTTGATTCCGTGGGTCTCGCTGGAGTAAATCGCCATACGAAGAAAGTCACTATCGAAAAATCTCTTCTGGCAGCCTATGACTTTGTCACCATTGGTAAAGTACAGCCTATCTTTTCACAAGTGTTGAAATGCCTTATAGGGCATAATAGAGCAGCAACGAAAGGAACTATTATCGAGGAAAACGCTCATCCGTTTCAGCATGGGCACATTACAGGAGTGCATAACGGAACACTTACAGCCCAACATCTTCTGGCGGATTACAAGAAATTCGATGTTGATTCTTCCAACATCTACCACCATATGTCCATACATGGTGTGGAAGACACTTGGCAGAATCTTTGCGGGGCAGCTGCTCTTGTCTGGTATGACGAAAACGAAGACACGCTCAACATGCTGCGGAACGATAAGCGGCCTCTCTACTATATGCTTGACAAAGAAAAGAAGGTGGTGTTCTGGGCTTCTGAGCCTTTCTTCATTCATGCGGCATGTTGGAGAAACAAAATACCCTGCATGAAAGCTTGCGAAGTGAAAGAAAATGTTCTCTACTCGTGGAACTTGAGCAACGGCCTTAAACTCACTACCAAGAAGCTCACTCCTTGCTCGTACACGCCTCCTGTCAAGACAACGTACATCCACCAAGGGTGGAATAATTGGGAGAGGGCAACACGAAAAGCAGTGGGGAATCTTCGCACCTATCGAGAAGATGAGTATGCCACTGTGAAGTTCCACAAAAGGGAAAGCACATATGGGAAGAATGTCGACTACTTCGGTGAGGTGATTGGAGAGGATATTGAAGCTCGTCACTTCGCATATGGCAACTCGGATGTTCCTGTGGGCGTCCCCCTTCGGGCAAAGATATTGTTCATCGGGCAAACGCTCGACAAGAAGACGTATTTCACTGTGGGTTCCATCATTCCCATCAATCAGAAGGAGGAAGAAGCCCCTAAGATTGAGTATAAGATAAGCTACCCGCATCACCCTTACCACTCCTGCGACTGGTGCGGGAAGTTCTATGAGAGGAATGAGAAAATCGCAATCATCTCGGAATACGATTCTGTTTGTTTGGAATGCCTGAAAGACAAAGACTTTGTCTCCCTGTATGACTCTAATATACCCTTTTAAGGAGGAATAACATGATATACATTGGCACCGACCCCGAACTGTTTGTGAAGGACAATGGGAAGTTCATCTCCGGCTACGGCCTCATTCCCGGGACTAAGGAAGCCCCTTTCCCTGTTGAGAAGGGGGCTGTACAGGTGGATGGTATGGCTCTTGAGTTTAACATTGAGCCGGCAGCTGATGAAAACACCTTCGTCAGCAACATTGAGCATGTATTCGCTCAGCTTCGTCGTATGGTGAAGGAGGAAATTGTCATTGAGCCTGTGGCTCATTTTGGCAAGGAGTATATGGCTACTCAGCCTCCTGCCGCTCTTGAATTGGGGTGTGACCCCGACTACAATGGGTGGACGCAGGACATCAACCCTTCTCCTGACGGTAATCGAGACTTCCGCACTGCTGCTGGGCATGTTCATATCGGCTATATGGAGCATGATGTGAACGACTTCGGAGCTTTCCTTGCTTCGTGTCAGCTTGCACGGCAGCTGGATTTCTACCTTGGATTGCCTTCTCTTCTGTTCGACAAGGACACCAAAAGGAGAGAACTCTACGGGAAGGCAGGGGCTTTTCGTGTTAAGCCTTACGGCATGGAATATCGCACTCTGTCCAATGCTTGGCTTAAAGAAGAGCGTCTGATGCGTTGGGTGTTCTCCGCTTCCCGACAAGCTGTTGTTGACTTGCTTGCAGGAAGAGACTTGGCTGAGGAAGAGGGAGACATCACCAACATCATCAACACTTCGGATGTAGATTCGGCAGTCGCTCTTATTAAGAAGTACAATCTGGGAGTGCCCCATGCTGTTGAAATTTAATAACGACCATGACGCTAATATGCGTCTGGCAGGAACGGTAGTGAGGTATAATGGCAGCCCCTTCTACATCCGGCATGTGGAAGATGGATTTGCTAATGGGTATGACATTCTTGATGAAGAAGGAGAAGATGCTCGCATCCACATTAGGGATGAGGGATGGGACTTTGCCTCTCCTCCTTTGGGCTATGTGAACACCCTAGTTGGGGTCTCAATGTATGTGGCTCGCTGGCCCCATCGGAAGCAGAAGCAAGGATTGGTTCTTGACCGTCTGGACCTTCGTTCCAACTATGTAGGGATAAGTGCTCAACCCAATGTAAGAGACTTGGCAAAGACCATTATAGCCGACTACCCTACGGTGGAAGAATGCTTTGAGAAAGACCGTTCTCGAAGAAGAAGCATAGCCTTCCATAGGGAATTCGCTATTGGGGAGCGGAGTCTTTTCTATCGGACTATGCCTGTGGCAGATATTGATGAAGAAAAGTTTATTGTGGCAGACAACTTCTATGCTAACTACATCAAAGAGGTGGTGGGAGAAGAATGGCTGAAATAACTATTGCCGATATGCTGGGGTTGGTCCCTAAGAATGGGGACATTGGCATTGAAATAGAGGTGGAAGGTCGTGACCTCCCCCGTCAGGTGAATGGGTGGCAGGTACATATCGAACCTTCTCTTCGTCCTATTGGGGGGCATGACCCGAAGGAATACGTCCTTCCTCAACCCATCAGCTTCCCGGGGGCTTGTCGTCGGCTCCGTATGCTGAGAGAACATCTCAGGAGAGCGGATGTTGTCCTCTCGGACAGAACATCTGTTCATGTTCATATTAACGTTCAAAAATTGACAGTGGGCCAGTGGTTCAACTTTGTTATACTCTACTTGCTTTATGAAGACGCTCTTCTGGAGTTTTGTGGAGAAACGCGTAAAGGCAATCTCTTCTGCCTCTCTTCCTTTGATGCGGAAGGACTCATCTTCAAACTGGAGGGTCTTGCAAAAAGCATGAACTTTAATGCCTTGGATGACAACGACATTCGTTATGCAAGCATGAACATCAAGGCTACGCCTCAGTATGGTTCGATTGAGTTCAGAGCTATGCGTGGGACTGTGGACATCGCAGTGATTGAGCAGTGGCTCCGCCTTCTCCTCTCTCTTCGGGAGAAAGCTTGTACTTTTGAAGACCCTCATGCCCTCCTGAAAGAAGCGTCTAAAGACGCAATAGCCTTTACGAGGGAAGTGTTTCCCTTCGCTCTTGCCTACGAAGACTTTAACGCTTCGTTCAAAAGACAGCTTTATCGCTGCTACTCTATTGTCAATGGCATTGACTTTATGAACGCAGTGTTTATCGACGAACCTTTAATAGACATCTAGGAGACAAAAAATGAAACTGTTTATTCTGCCTTACAAAATGGAGTCTACGTCCGCTAAAGCCCTTGCTACTGAATTGGGTGTTCTCCGCATTCGAGCTGAACGCAGCAAGTGGAAATGGACCCCCGATAAAATGGTGCTCAACTGGGGCTGCTCTACCCGTCCTAAGCACATCCCTGAGGATTGTCGTGTGCTTAACGACTTTGAGGCAGTGGCAATTGCTTCCAACAAGCTTCGTACTTTTGAAGTGTTTGAAGATGAAGAGTATGTCAATTTTCCCGCCTTCACTATCGACCGAGACAGAGCTCAGTTGTGGGCGGAAAACGGAGGTTGTGTAGTCGTTCGTCACACTCTCGTTGGGTATGGCGGAAAGGGAATTGAATTGGTGGAGCCTCATGGCAAAGTTCCTGAGGCTCCTCTCTACACTGCTTACATCAAGAAAAAGCAGGAGTATCGTGTCCATGTCTTTAACGGGAGAATCATCGACATCACGAGGAAAGCCCTCAATCCCGAAATGAATATTAAGAATGTGGATTGGCGTATCCGCAACCATGAGAAGGGATTCATCTTTGTTCGGACTGACAAAGACGGAGCTGACGTAAATGACACCTGCCCCTTCCAAGTTCAGAATCAGGCTCTCCTCGCTGTTAAAGCTCTTGGGCTTGACTTCGGAGCAGTGGATGTTATCTACAACCAGCGGGCGAATATGGCTTACGTCTTGGAAGTGAACACTGCTCCGGGCATTATGGGCACTGCTCTTGAAGCATACGCTAGAGCAATTCGGAATTATATGCAATAAAAATTGTCACATTCTCTCGTCTGTGACGTATATATAAATAGGGGGAAGTTAATTCCCCCTTTAACTTCTAACATGGAGGAGGTATGAAACGAGGAGTATGCGTAGAAAAATTGCCTCACTCTTGTGGAACAGCTTCAGGTTTACAAGTGTTTTTACAAGAAGATGGCAGCTATGATGGCTACTGTTTCTCTTGTGGAAAATATGTCCCTGACCCCTATAAGGACAAACCTGAAGGCTACACTCCTGTAGTGGCTAAAAAGACGAAGGAAGAGATAGACGAAGAAATTAAACACATAATTAGTCTTCTCTCTCATCCTCTTCCTTCAAGAAAGCTGAGGAAAGAAACCCTTGAGCATTTCAATGTCAAAGTAGGTGTCTCACCTATGGATGGCTCTACTCCTGACATCGTATTCTTTCCTTACACGGATGAAGGAGGGCAGCTCACTGCTTATAAAGCACGAATCCTGAAAGATAAGAGGATGTGGGCTATAGGCTCTTTGAAAGGGGCTTCGTTCTTTGGTTGGAAACAAGCTATCACAGCTGGAGCAAAGACTCTGTACATCACCGAAGGTGAGATTGATGCAATGTCTTTGTATCAAATGCTCAGGGATAGCGTAGCAAACACCCAATACAAACATCTCATTCCTGCTGTTGTGAGCCTTCCTTCAGGAGCAGGAAGTGTGCAGAAGGCTGTTCTCCAACATGCAAACAAGATTCGTCAGCTGTTTGAGAAGGTAGTGTACGTCCCTGACATGGACGAACCCGGTCAGAAAGCAGCAGAAGAGTTTGTTCGTATCTTCCCCGGAGGGCATGTTGCTGAGCTTCCGTGTAAGGATGTTAATGACTGTCTCCTCGAAGGGAAGGTAGCGGAGTGTCTGCAAGCCACCAAGTGGAAGACTGTAGTCCCAAAGAACACCCGTATCGTCAAGGGTTCTACCTTAAAAGAAAAAGCAAGAACTAAGCCCGAATACGGAAGGCCGTGGCCTTGGCTTGGCCTGACAAAAGCCACAAGAGGACGAAGACTAGGAGAGACCTTCTACTTCGGGGCGGGTAAATTGATGCCCGCGTAAAACTGTGTGAATTCAGGGGAACTCTCTCAGAGACAATCCTGAGCCAAGCTACTATAAGGAGATTAGGTGTGAGACCAGTCGCAATAAAAGGTTTTGAAAAGTACCTCGTTAATGAAGAGGGTGTTGTCTTAAATTCAGAAACAGGAAGAGTGTTGCGCACTGACCTTAATAGAACAGGTTACAAGCGAGTAACCCTCTCCTCTGAAGGAAAGACTCTTCGTATCTTTGTGCATAAACTTGTGGCTTACACATATGTGCAAGGCTACGAAGAAGGCAAAGTTGTCAATCATAAGAATGGGATTAAGATTGATAACCACAAGAACAATCTTGAGTGGGTGACGCCATCTGAAAATCGGAAGCACGCATTCAAGAACAAGTTGTGCAAGCGTCCACATAGCACACTCCCTGATGACAAGGTGCATAGAATTTGCCAGATGATTGCCGATGGCAGACACTCTGCAAAGGAAATTCGAGACCTTATGGGGATACCTAAGCATATCTACGACGACATCCGTAGTCGGAGATCTTATAAGGACATCTCCCGTAACTACTTATGGTAGAAGGTGCAACGACTAAATGTCGACTTAAACAGCACAACAGTGCTTGGAGGCTTAACATGAAGTTTAACAGAAGTTCACGAACTGCATTACTAAGTGTCATCTTGGGCGACGGACACTTAGGTAAAACTGGGAGCGGATCGATACTGCACTGCGCAGCTCAAAAAGATTACTTGCTGTGGAAAATCGCGTATCTACGTTCCGAAGGGGTGAAGTGCTCTGACATCACCTACAAAAATAATAACGGATTTGATAGCTACCGAACTTATATAAGCACAACTAAATGGGGTAAAACACTGAGAAGGATATTATACAAAGATGGCTATAAAAACATCTACAACCGGAAACTCCTGAACAGGCTGTCTGCAATCCACATCGCCATTTGGTACATGGACGACGGCGGATTGGCCCAGAAAAAGCGCAACGGTGTTGTTCACGCGAACGAGTTGATACTTAACACCCATACTACAAAGAGCAACAATCAAGTGCTTATAGACTACTTTGATGAGGTGTGGGGTATCAGCTTCTCACAGGTGTTGAACAGAGGACGCTACCGGTTAAGGTGCGGAACAAAAGAGGCCCGCAAGTTTTTAGCCATTGTTCGTGAGTATGTTAGCCAAGTCCCAAGCATGGCGCATAAGTTAAACGTTAAGTCTTGACTATTCCGGAAGGAAGTAGGGGCAAGTGCTCCGAAGCGCACAGCCCGTGTAAACGGGATGATATAGTCTGAACTGCATGGCGACATGCAGATGCGAAAGCTGGCGTAGTGTAACGAGCTACGTTGAACACATGGTCAAAATGGGAAAATCTGAGGTTGTCGACAGCATTGCCAAGCATTGCATCGTTGATGACGGACTCCCCACTCTGATAGCCAAGCCTGAACAGGCTAATGTCCGCACCTACCAAAATCTTGTTGGGAAGGCTGCTGGCAGAAGGTTTAATGACCCTAACATTCCTTTCGATGAAGAAGCCTACGACAGAGCTGAGCCTTTGATTGGCGATAAGGCATTGCTTATAGATGTCTACCAGTTTATGACGTGGGACACTCTCAAGGACGACATACGTTACGCTGTAGTAGGGGAGGGGGTGAAGGATGTTATTATTGACCCCATCACTTGCTTCACAAACACTATGAAGGTAGCTGATGCTAACGAGTTTCTCACTTGCATGTCAGCAGAACTTTCAGCTATGGCGTTGCAACTTGGGTTCATCCCTTATTGCTTCTGCCATTTGAAAGCTCCACAAGGAAACAATGCTATCCCACATGAACGTGGAGGTAAAGTGTTGTCCACTCAGTTTGCTGGCTCTCGTGCTATGATGAGAAGCTGCAATTATATGATTGGTATTGAGGGGAATAAAGACCCTGACCTTCCTGAAGAAGAGAGAAACCTTCGTTCCCTCATCATCTTGGAAGACCGAGAGTTTGGGTGTTCGGACAGAATTCACCTTTACTGGAATAATAAAACAGGTTTATTTACCGAGGTGTAAATGGAACTTAAACGCTTCATCGACAACCCGATACAGATGAAGAAGCTGAGAGGCAAGATAGTCAATTGCTTTGGTGTACCTGCCGAAGATGTTGACGGTATTGCTTTCGAGACGCTTATTCGTGCTTCGCAATGGTGGGAGCCTAATAAGGGAGCTTCTTTCCGTACTGCTGTGTTTACTACGCTCCCTTCTGTTGCGATAGACTATTTCCGTCGTAACAGGGGGCCGGTACACACTGACTATAACGACACTCTCCCTTACGAATTGTGTTCGTCATTGGAAAAGGAAGTCCACTTCCGCGACCTCTTGGTCAAAGTAGAACAGGAGATTGACAATGTAGAGAATCACCGAGACAGAGAGATTATTCGGGCTGTATTGCTCGATGGCGCTCGCTACGATGAGTTTGGAATTCCTGCTAAAACAGCAAGAAAAATTGTCTCACGTTTCCGTAAGACACTAAGGGACAAATATAATGAGGAGATGTATTGGTGACTTAGAGGCTAACGGCCTTCTGGACACTGCCACAGTCGTTCATTGCGGAGTTTTTAAGGATATTGAAACGGATGAGGTGTTCCAGTTTCGCCCCCATCAAATACAGGGTATGCTGCAATGGCTTAACAGTGAAGTCGACACTCTCATTATGCACAATGGCATTGACTTCGACATGCCTCTTCTCAGGAAGCTGCATTCATGGGAGTTTAAAGGACGCCTTATTGACACGCTGGTGATGTCTAAGGTGCTTCAGCCTAAGCGTCCTGTTCCTTGGGACTGCCCTGTAAAGAATAAGCCCCATTCTGTAGAGACGTGGGGCTACCGTGTTGGGAGAGGGAAGCCGGAACATAATGACTGGGACACCTTCTCTGAGGCTATGCTCCATCGTTGTACTGAGGATGTGCATATCACGCATATGATTTACAATGCCCTTGTTGCTGAAATGGAGCATTATGGTGGGTGGACAGAGAAACCCTATCGCCCTATGGATATGGTGCACCAACTGTTCACTATCCTTGAGAAGCAAGAACGACATGGATGGCTCTTTGACAGGGAACATGCCGACAAATGTATCCAGCAGCTTACAAAGATGATTGACAAGATAGCGGAAAAGCTCCAGCCTATGCTTCCTCTCATCTGTGTAAGAGAAGAGAAAACAACGAAGACAGAGAAAAATCTGGACGCTCTTCGTGAGGCTTTTAATGCTGCTTTCCCAAGCGAAGGATGTATGTTCACCTTCGTAGCTAAGCCTTTTAAGATGGACGGAAAGTTGAATAGCACTGTCCAAAAATGGCTGGCTACAACTGGACATCGTCCTACTATTAAAGGGCCATTCTCTCGTGTGTTGTTTCGTCCTGTTGATATTGAGAAGGCTGAAGAATTGAAAAATCTTCTTCTGTCTTTAGGATGGGAGCCGGCTCAATGGAACACAGATAAAGAAGGCAATCAAACTTCTCCTAAGCTCAGTAAGGACGACCCCTTTCATGGTATTAAGTCTGGCATTGGGAAGATGATTGCAAAGCGTGTTCAAGCTAAGCATCGTCGTTCCAATATAGAAGGATGGATAGCATTGATTCGTCCTGATGGCAGGATAAGTGCAAGAGTTAGTGGTCTCGCTAACACTTACAGGGCTACACATGCTGGGATTGTTAATGTCCCCGGCTCTGAGGCTTTCTTCGGTAAGCAAATGAGAAAGTGCTTCACTTGCCCAGAAGGGAAAGTGATTGTTGGTACTGACGCTGCCGGCTGTCAGAACAGGATGCTTGCTGCTAGAGTGGGAGATGAGTTCTTCACTCGTACTCTCCTTGAAGGCAAGAAGAGTGACAAAACTTCCATTCACTTCGTCAACCAAGCTGCTATTAAGAAAGTAGCAGGGATTGATGTTAGCTACCATGAAAGCAAAACCCTCAACTACGCTGCCCTCTTTGGGGCTTCTCATGCCAAATTGGGGAGAACAGTGGGAGGGGGGAAAGAGCTTGGTGAAAAGATACAAGCAGCTATCTATGGTGTTGCCCCGGGGTTCCAAGCACTTGTTGACAACCTCAAAGAGGAATGGAAAGCTAATGCTAAAATGAGGAGGAACAAGTGGGGGAATATTGAGTATTATGATGGCTGGGTTCGAGGACTGGATGGGCGCCCTGTCTTCATCGAGAGTGAACACGCTATCCTTGTTTATGTCCTCCAATCAGACGAGGCTATTATGATGTCTCTCGCCTATTGTAAGCTGTATGCTGATGCCACTAAGAAGTTTGGCCCCTTCGGTAAGAGATGGGCATTCCTCATCTACATGCACGACGAAATTCAGTCAGAAGTAGACGAAGATATAGCTGAAGACTTTGCTAAGCTGGCAGAGAATGCAATTGTGTGGGCTGGAGAGTTCTACAAGATTGCTTGTCCCCATAAAGGGGAATCTGATATTGGCAAAAACTGGTATGAAACACATTAAAGGAGAAACTATTTATGGCAATTAACGCATCTACTGCACCTAAGTCTGGCGGAGTGAAACAGGAAGTCCTTCCTATCGGAAGCCATATGGCTCGTTTGGTTCAGGTGGTTGACCTTGGTGTCCACCGCAACCACTTTGACCCTTCCAAAGCACCTAAGAGGCGCATCTCTCTCACTTACGAACTGTGCAATAAGTTTGTGAAGGATGCAGAAGGAAACGAAGACAAAGAGAAGCCTCGTTGGATTTCTCATGAGTTTGACCTCAACCATCTCACTTCCGACCTTGCCACTTCCACCAAGGTGGCTCGTGCTCTCGACCCTGCAAACACCCATCGTGGTGACTTCATCGCTATGTTGGGTAGCCCTTGCATGATTACGATTGTGCATAACCAGAAGAAAACTGGTGAGGTATACGCTAAGATTGGCGTAGTGAGTTCGGCAATTGACGGTATTCCCTACCCCGCTCTTCGTAACGAGCCTACCGCTCTCGACCTTGAAGACCCCAATATGGAAGTGTTTATGAAGCTTCCTGAGTGGGTAAAGGAGAAGATTCAGGAGTCTCTCGACTTCAATGGCAGCCCCCTTCATTCTCTCCTCAAGGAACTTGATGATGCTGCCACAGCAGCAGGGGGAGGGGGAGCCTTCCCTTCGGAAGCAGGGGGCATGGATGATGTGCCCTTTTAATGGACAGAAAGCCCCTTTTAAGGCACGATAATTGAGAACATGGCCCGTAGGTTAGGAAGCTAGCTTACGGGCCTTAAATCGTATGTAAGGAAGAAAAAGAGGTGGTGTATGCTTGACGTATTGATACTCTGCGTGGCTATTCTTTTCTGGTCTTACCTGCTTACAAGGTTTTAGGAGGAAAATGCAACCCTTAATTGATGCTGACATTCTTGTGTATGAAGTGGGAAGTGCTGCGGAATACGGATGGAAGAAGGGAGGAGTGCCTCCTTTCGAGTATGTGGAGAGTTTCTTAGAGAAGGCAGTGAAGGATATATGTGCGGCTGTCTGGGCTACCGAAGAGCCAATCCTCTTCCTCTCTACTGACAAGAACTTTCGTTATGACGTAGCCAAGCTTAAACCGTACAAGGGGAACAGGAAACATGAAGCTCGCCCTTGGCATTACGAAAACATTCGAGCTTATATGATGGCGAGGTGGAACACACGCTTATGCGATGGGTATGAGGCTGATGATGGTCTTGGCATCACCCAGTATTCAAGACTGGAAGAAAGAGACACAATCATATGCTCAAGGGACAAAGACTTGAGAATGATACCCGGCTTCCACTACACTTGGAAACGTGGCTTACAACCCGAATGGGGGCCAGAATGGGTGGATGATTTGGGTTGGCTGTCTCTCTCGGAACGCACGGTGCAGCCTTCCAACCCTGAGAAGCCTCCATACAAAAAGTATAAGTGTAAAGGAGTGGGAAAGAAGTTTTTCTACGCTCAATGCCTTATGGGAGACATCACGGATAATATCCCCGGACTTCCCGGAGCTGCTGATTTGAAAGCTTATAAGCTCCTAAATGATGCTAATTCTGAAGTTGAATGTCACAAAATCGTTTCTGATGCGTATATAAGTATATACGGAGAGGAAAAAGCTGCTGAGCAATTGAAAGAACAAGCTCAGTTGCTCTGGATTGTTCGAGAGTTCAATCCCGATGGCAGCTTGAAGATGTGGACACCACCAACTTAGGAGAATTATGCAGACGTGTATGACCCCAGCAAGGTTTCACTCTTTCATTAAAAGCGTTCTTAGGGGAGCCTCTATGAAGTGGCCCCCTATTAACGCTGTAAGAAAGAAAGCCAGAGTGCGTAGAGGATATTATTTATGTAATGGTTGTAAACAAGTAGTTCCCTCTTCTATCGTCGTTACATTGAAGAACGGAAAAACTAAGCGAGTGAAGAACGCTATAGTTGACCACATAGACCCTGTCATTCCTCCCTCTGGCTTCACTTCTTGGGATGAAGTGGTAGACCGTATGTTCGTAGACGAAGAAGGCTTACAGCTGCTGTGTAGAGCCTGTCATGAAGAGAAAACAAAGAGGGAGACAGATGAAAGAGTATCACAACGGCTATCCTCTGTTTAACGGGGATGAGGATGAATTTCGCCGCACTCGTAACAGAGGATTCATTCTCTTGAACATCGTAGAGGATATGACGGCTAAGGGGGCAGGAAAGGACGAAACATGGAAGGAGGTAGCTTCCTACTTGTCGAACATTCCTGAAAGAGAACATCATCTTATTATGTTGGCAGCTGAAGTAGCTGCTGCTCACAGACACAAAGGACCGTGGCACTAATGAAATGTATTTTCTGTTACAAGAAGCTTTCTGAAGCTGAGATTCTGGCACACTCCCTTGGGCAAGACCATTTTGCTTGCCCATACTGTCGTACAGTTCAGGAGAAGGAATTGGTGGACAGACCTTTTCGCTACTCTGTGGGAGACCGAAACAACTACCAAGCCCCGCATGTTAAAGCGGACTGGAGAGACTATTAATGGAATACACTTCTTCGACTGGAGTGGAGCTTAGCCGTGGCTCGGTAGAAGCTGCTGGACTTGACCTCTGCGCATCCCGTACAATTGTCCTCCCTAAGAACTCAGCGTGGTCAATCCCTACAGGCATTTCTGTAGCTATCCCCCACGACTGCTTCGGTCTCGTCACCCTTCGTAGCAAGTTTGGCTTCCGTTATGGCCTGTCTTGTCATGTAGGTATTATCGACAGCGACTACCGAGGGGAGATTATGGTGAATGTGTTTAACCACAATCCCCTTACTGAGGTGGTGATTCGTGAGGGGGAGCGGTTTGCTCAGCTCACTATCGTCCCCTATCGGAAAGTAGAGCCTATTCTGGTAACTTCTCTTAACACTACAGAGCGAGGCTTTGGCGGCTTCGGAAGCACAGGAGAGTAAATGAGTAAAATTCTTTTTCTTGACATTGAAACAGCCCCTAACTTGGCGTATGTTTGGGGAGCTTGGAAGCAGAATATCGGGTACAATCAGGTGGTAGAATCCACCTCTATGCTCTCATGGGCTGCTAAGTGGCTTGGCAATCCTACAGTGGCTTATGCAGATGTGTTCAATCAGAGTGAAGAAGATGCAATACGCACTCTCTATTCTCTCCTTGACGAAGCAGAAGTTGTTGTCACTCATAACGGAAAAAGCTTCGACATCCCTGTCATTAACACCAGAGCTATGCTTCTTGGGTTTCGTCCTGCCTCTCCTTTTAGGCAGGTGGACACCTTCCTTGAAGCAAAGAAAAGATTCCGCTTTACGATGAACTCCCTTGCTTATCTTGCTGAGTTCTTGGGCTGTACTGCCAAAGACCAGCATAAAGAGTTCCCGGGCTTTGAACTGTGGAAGGAGTGTATGAACGGCAATCCTGCTGCATGGAGAGAGCTTGTTAAATACAATGTGCAGGATGTAATCACCCTTGAGGAAGTGTACCTGCGTATGCGTCCTTGGATGAGCACCCATCCCAATGTCAACTTGTACGAAGATACCTCTCGTCCTCGCTGCCCCAAATGTGGGGGAGAAGTGGTGAAGAGAGGTTATGCTTACACTCTCGTGAACACTTACCAGCGTTATCGTTGCAAAGATTGTGGTGGATGGTGCAGGAGTCGTTTCACTGAGACGAACAAAGACCATCGTAAAAACATTCTTGCAGGAGTAGAGAATGCCTAAGGATAGCTTGCCCAGCGTTAGTAAAGCAATTACTGTAGGTATCACGGGTGTTTCTCGTGAAGTGGATGACATCATCACCTACCTTCTCTGTGTGATTGATGCCTACAACGAGTTGGCTGATGGAAAAATTCCTCTTGAAACAGCGGAAGAAAGAGCACTTGTTTTCTTCCAAGACATTGACGAATGGTATTGCTGTCTTTGATTGGGGAGCACCTTCACCTCTGAACAACAGGAAAACTCTGGGATATGGAAAAAAACAACGTTATTTCACTCAGTGGCGGCAAGGACAGCACCGCAGTATTGCTCGGCATGCTGGAACGGGGCGAGCCTATACATAGCGCGGTGTTTTTTGACACAGGCTGGGAGTTCCCGCAGATGTACGAGCACCTCGACAGGCTGGAGGCGTACACAGGCGTTAAAATCACGAGGGTGCACCCCAAAAAGCCATTCACATATTGGATGCTGGAAAGGCCGGTTATAGCAAGGAAGGGGCCAGACAAGGGGAAGCTGCGCCGGTATGGCAATGGCTGGCCATCAGTGCGCCGCCGGTGGTGTACGCGTGAAAAAGTGCGGGCAATAGGGGTTGCAACAAAGGGCATACCAAATCCGGTTGACTGCATTGGTATAGCCGCCGATGAAGAACACAGAACACAGAAGAAGGGCCTACTGTCACTCGGCGAAACCGTGCGTTACCCGCTTATAGAGTGGGGAATGGACGAGGCCGCAGCGCTTGCATATTGCCAGCAGCACGGTTTCGATTGGGGCGGCCTGTATAAATATTTCCGCCGCGTGTCCTGTTTTTGTTGCCCGCTACAGCGCATTGGCAACCTGCGAACGCTGCGAAAAAACTTCCCCGAATTATGGCAACAAATGCTCGAATGGGATGAGGCTATGGGCGATGACAATGTCGGTTTTTATAACGACAAAACAGTACGCGACTTGGAACGCAGATTTGCCGAGGAGGAGGACAAGCAATTTAGCCTTCTTGCCGATGTATAGGGTACTATACAGAAATACGTCTTGACAGCTTTTTAACAGTTATAAAGGGATGGCTTAAAATGAATTCTTGCACTTTCTCGGGGTACATTGACGAATGGAGGTACGATGACTAAGTACAAGTATATGGAAGCTGAGGATTCGCAGGGTGTCACAGTGAAAAGAGGGGACTTCGTTATGGCTTTTGTCCCCGACAACTCTGGTAAACGAAGAGTGATGGAAGCAGAGGTAACGGCTATCAATGCCAAAACCATCCGTGTAAAATACTTCTGGGGTGGTAAACCCTACACTACCAATGTTCCTGAACGCTATTGGGCTTCGTTCAACGCGCATATTGATGGTTTTGAATTCGACCTCAGAGACAAAGACGAGTACATTAAAGAACTCAAAGAGATAATTAACGAGCTGAAGGAGAAGCTGAATGGCTAAAGTGAAACCTATGGTTAGGCTGAGCAACAACCAGTTGACGGCAAAGAGACGCTTTATGGAACGCTACATGGGGGCAGCAAATGCTGCCTCCGGTAGCTTGGTAGACCCTAATGCTAACGTCTCTCAGAAGAACATAGCGACTCTTGCTAGTGAGCTGAACAAAGACATCAACATCCAGCTGAATCGCTTTAACATGGTGAAAGAAATTACGAAGGAATACGGGGAAGAGCTTGCACAAGAATACATCAGACAGCTTGAAGACCATGAAATCTACAAGCACGATGAATCAAGCATCTTCCCCTATTGTGTTTCTGTCACCCTCTATCCCTATCTCCTGAATGGGACTGTCCCTCTGGGTGGTAGCTGTGAGGCTCCGAATCATCTGGACAGCTTCTGTGGCAGCTTCCTCAATCTCCTCTATGAGATTTCAGCTCAGTTTGCTGGGGCTGTGGCTACTCCTGAGTGGCTTATGTACTTCGACTACTTCGCTCGTCTGGATTTTGGAGACGACTACCTCAACACCAACTTGAAAGAGGTGCATAAGGGCTTCAACACTGTTGTCTACGGCATTAATGAGCCGGCTGCTGCACGGAACTACCAAGCTGTATTCTGGAACATCTCCATCTTCGACGAACCCTATTTCAAGAGCTTGTTTGAAGACTTCGTGTTCCCACATACATTTGGTCGTCCTAATTGGGCCACTACGAAGAATCTTCAGAAGGAGTTTCTCTCGTGGTTTAATAATGAACGCTACCATAAAATCCTCACCTTCCCTGTTGTCACTGCCACTCGCTTGTGCACTGACAAATCCACTGGGGAGGCTGTAGACAAAGACACTAGCCGTATGCTTGCTTCTCAGCTTGCTTCTGGCAACAGCTTCTTCATCTACAGCAGCGACAGTGTGGATAGCTTGGCTTCGTGCTGTCGAGTAAAGAACGAAATACAGGATAAACCCCAGTTCTCCTTCACTCTTGGGGCAGGAGGTATATCGACAGGAAGCATTGGGGTGATTACTCTTGACATCAATCGGCTTATACAGGAGAAGAGGTCTCTCCCTGAGGAGATAGCCAAAATCCATAAATACCATAGAGCATGGCGTAACATCATCGAGAACTACTATGAGAAGAACATGCTCCCTGTCTACAGTCATGGGTTTATTTCCCTTGACCGTCAGTACAGCACAATAGGCATTAGCGGGCTTGTAGACGCTGCTCTCTCACAAGGTATTGAGCCGAGAGATACAGAGGAATACAGGGCATTCTGTAAGGGCATTCTGGAGACTATTTACAATATGAACCGAGAAGCCCAGACCACTTACGGTATGCGAGTGAACACTGAGTTTGTCCCAGGGGAAAGCCTTGGTGTTAAGTTTTCTAAGTGGGCAAAGGAAGATGGGTTGTTCGTAGCGAATGATTGCTATCCTTCCTACTTCTATCTTCCTGATGCTCCCTACACCATAGATGAGAAATTCTCTCTGCATGGTGAAGAGTATGTCAAATACCTTGATGGTGGGAGTGCGGCCCATATTAACATGGAGGAGCATCCTGACATTGACGGGTATGAGGCTCTTATGGCTCTGGCTGCACGAAAAGGCTGCAACTACTATTGCTTCAACATCCCTGCCACTGTCTGTGAGGATTGCGGGTTTATTGAGAAGAGGAAGCTGGACAAGTGTGTAGCGTGTGGCTCAACGAACATTGACCATGCCACTCGTGTCATCGGCTATCTTAAAAAGATTTCTTCCTACTCGAAAGAGAGACAGAAGGAAGCTTTGACAAGGTACTATCATTAGGAGAAACAGTGTTTCAAGCAATCGCTAGCAACGAAAGCTATCGTGCTTTAGAACTGTACATAGGGGGCTGTAAAAGCCCCCACTGTGCAGGGTGTCACAATCCTGAGTTGTGGGATGCGAAAGACAACAATTTAACACCTACGAACGATGTCTACTATTCAGGCATTTGGGTATTGGGAGGGGAACCTTTGGACAGGAGTGTTGAAACAATAGCCTCTTATTGTGAATGGGTGAAAAGTTTTGTACTCCCTTCCCAATACACCATGTTGTTTACTCGCTATACGCCAACCACCATAAGCCGTGAGCTGCAAAAGATGTTGTTCTCAACATTCGACTGCATTAAGTTTGGGGCTTTTGATGACAAGCAACTGACGCCTGTGAGCTTCACGCTTCCTGACAATCGGGTAGTGAAGCTTGCATCGGCAAACCAGTGGATACAATACTTCTAGGGGGAGACATGGCTCGTACATTTCGGAATAAGCGTCTTGAACGAAGTATAAGAGAAGAGTGGAAAGAACCGCACATTGAAAGAGCAGGATTTGATGTGGATTGGGGCATAGCGGAGAAACGCACTCGCAAGCAGATTACGAAGAAGAAGAACAGACAAACTGTAAGGAAGGAGCTGAAGCAGTATGTATAAGGTGGAGCTTGAAATGTGGAGAGGGTGGGACGAATGTGAAGATTGCGGAGGATTTGAATACGGGAAGAACTTCCTCTCTGTTGACGGAGAGGAGGTGGGAGCATGGATATGGGACAACCATCTGGGAGGAGGGGAAGAAATTCCTCTGAAGGATATTATTGAGAGCCTTCTTAAACACTTTAATATTGAGGTGGAAGTGAAAATCTCTCAGGAGTATTACGATGAAGATTAGCGTATTGAAAGAGGCTGGGTATGAAGAAGCACTGCTGGGTATTTCTCTGTCGTACAATTCTCCTCTTAGCAGGATGCCTCGTCGTGCTGCCGCTCTTGCTCCTCTGGACGGGGGGCATAACAAGTTCCTCGAACACATCTATGTGTGGTTGGACATACAAGCCCCTCGTTATTGGTGGAGCCAATTTGACACCTACCGAGTGGGGACATCTAAGCAGAGTGAATCTACAATGCACACCCTTCTTAGCGGAGAACTTAAACAGCACCACTTCCAATATGAAGTTCCAGAGCAGATTCTCAATGTCCTCAATGCGTATATACGAGAGGGGAACTTGGAAATGGCAAAAGCTATCCTCCCTGAGTCTTTTCTCCAGCGAAGGATTGTTACCACAAACTACAAGGTGCTACGGAACATCGTACATCAACGAAGCACCCACAAACTCCAAGAGTGGCGAGTATTCTGCTCACAGCTTGGGAAACATCTTGAATACCCTGAATTCATATGGAGGAAGAACGATGAAACACATGCAACTTCGTAGCCTTATTCGTCAGGTGCTTTCTCCCTGCGGACTCTATTCGGAAGCTGCTGAAGAGCTGCTCATAATGACAGCAGCAGCAGAGAGCCTGGGAGGACAATTCATCTACCAAGTGGGAGGGCCGGCTGTAGGCATCTTCCAGATGGAGCCTAATACACACGATGATATTTGGGAGAACTACCTCAAGTACAAGCCTGCACTCGCCTCAGAGACGGACTTCTGGACGCACAGCAAGGACTCAGAAGCGTTGGTGTACAACCTTGCTTACGCCATCCTTATGGCTCGCATTCACTATCTTCGAGTAGCTGAGCCTCTTCCTCCTGCTACTGACATTGATGGGCTTGCTTACTACTGGAAGAAATACTATAACACCTACCTCGGTAAAGGTACCGTGAGAAAAGCAAAGGAGAAATATCTTGCCTACATTGCTGGATAAGTGTAAAACCTGCATCTACTACAAGGAATACGAAGACACCCTTTGCCCCCATTGTAACGAAGTGATTCGCAGACCTGTTATGGTGTGTACTGCATTAAAATATTGCAAGAAAGGAGAAGGCTACTGTGAAAGAAGAAACGACTGAAGCTATCCGATACAACGAGGGGAAGCCTCAAATCAGCCTTGTGCCTCCTGAGCTCATCATTGGTGTAGCAGAGGTGATGATGTTTGGGGCTAAGAAGTATTCCCGAGACAATTGGAAGAATGGGTTATCTTACGAAGACTGTTACGACTCTTGTCAACGCCATCTTCTTGCTTTCATTAACGGAGAAGAGAGAGATGCAGAGTCTGGTCTTCCTCATCTAGCCCATGCTGCTACGAACATAGCGTTCATGCTCTATTTCAAGAAATACGAATAAAAGAAAAAGCCCCTAGGCTTCCCGTAAAAAGGAGGTCTAGGGGCTTTAATTGTTTACCAGCTAATACATTAAATATCTCCTGCAAATGCTCCTGAAATTACTTCGTCAATGCTCTCCTTTCCGAGAGTTTTAAGGATAGAAGGATTGGCTTCAAGCACTTTGTACATCTGAATGAGTTCTCTCTTCACATTATCGTCCAGCTTAGTTCCATCTGTTTTCACCAGATAGGTGTAGCTGTCCATCCCCCATGCAGCGTTTTCCGCCTGTAAGATCCGTTCCACCTTAACCGACTTGGGAAACTTGCCATTAAAGCCGGCTTGCATCTGTCTCACTTTGCTTGCTGTAGCTTTGAAGAGAGGAGAGATGAGTTCTTTCCCACCGGCTGTGTTGAGAGCCATCTTCCACTCATCACTGTCAGCAACCATCGACAGAGAAGCTCCCTCAGCCGACATAGCCTGTCTCACCACCTCCTTTGCATTTTCTGGGGAATTCTGTGCAAACCGAGAGAAAGCAGCAGCAGACCCGGGCTCCTGAAAGGAAAGGGCTACAGCTGCTGACTCCACTGAGTTAAGGGGGGTTCCTGCTTGAGCTTTTCTGAAGGCGGAGCTCGAAGCTTTATTTAAGTCCATCCCTTCAATGCTCTCATACAGCTTCTTAAAACGAATGTTAGTCGAGCGACGATAGCGTTCTGCTATGTCCCCAGACAAGACACCTACAACAAATTCACCGAATTCAGGAGCTATCTTGTACGCTCCAGCGATGTCGGGAGCGTTCTTCGTAAACTCATAAATAGCTTGCCCCGTAATTATGTCAGATTTCGTTTTTAAGAGCTCTGAAGCTTTGGTGAGGGCTTCCAGTTGGCTTTGGTCATTAAGCATCCCTAAATAGCGTTTACGCTCGCTCTCAAGGTCCGCAAATGCTTTGTTCCGGTCTTCGGTTGTCATCTTCTGTGCAAACTTCTGAAGAGACTGTCTCGCCTGAAGATACTGCTGTTCAATCATGCCCTTAAAGCCAGTCACTTGTTCAGGAGACAAGCTACCACCCTTGGAGATAGCTCCAACAATCTGTCCGCTGATGACAGTGGAGAAGAGATTGTTTACAGCCTGAGACGCAGCGAACGCTTTTGGGCTACCATACTGAAGCATCTTATACTGTCGCTCAGCAGTAGCAAGCTCCGTAGCACTTGCATTCATGCTGTCCCAATACTCTTCAGCTTGCGTATCTGTGAAACCATAATTCACTTTAAGCTCATCAATGGCATTAAGCTTAGCCACCGTGTTAGCTCTGGTGTTCTCTTCCATCTCAAGCTGAATACGCTCTTCTTCAGTAGGCTGGTAAGCCCCAAAGAACTTCTTAGCGAGCTCTCCACTTCCTCCTGTATAAGGAGCAGAGGCATTGAGAAAATCCTCCTGAAACATTGCGAGGATGGGGTTAGAGAGGTGCTCTTGCAGCATAGCGTGTCTTCGTGCATTAGCTTCCAGAGTGGTGATGTGCCCCGCATTTACGAGAGCCTGAAGCTTCTTATCGTTCGTTCCAAACTTACGAAGAGCTTGGTCTTTCATGTCCTGTATAGCAGCTTCATCGAGACCGGAGGTGTCTCCCACCATCTCCCCAAACTGGTCTGCTGTCTGTTGGGCTTCAACAGCTGTGGTGCTTGTTCCAAGGATGTTAGCACCCTGTGCTTGAGCATAGCCTTTTCCAAGGCCGCTGAGAAGACTCATAGCTGCATTAGCTACAATTTCGTCTGTCCCTCGCTGTACTTTCCCGTATCCTTGGACGGGGGCAAAGCCCCCTTTCCATTCGGACATATTTGTAGAAAAATCTGCCATTAATATTCTCCTATTCCTGCCTTCTCTATTTCCTTAGCAAGAGAGACGTTAGTGCGCACTTTGCTATCCTTCATTATTTCGCTTATCCCTTCTTGGTAGTTGTTCCCCAGCTTTTCCATTGCTTTGTAGTAGGCTTCTCTCCAAGGGCTGTTAGGAGACTTCAGATGATTGACAAACTTCTCCATCACCTTGTCTGCATTATCAGACCCTTGCAACGAAGAACGAAGAGCATTGTAAGCAGCAGCATACATATACTGTTCATCAGCTCCACTGTTCAGCATTTTTGTGAGAGTGGAAGCCATCATCGTAGCCATTCCTTCTACAGCCTTCTTGTTTGAGAAGGGGTCAACTACTCCAGCCAAGTCATACCAGTCACTCACTTCTGTGTTAGAGAAACCCATAGCCTGACCGAAGGCAGCTGTAAAAGTAGGCTCCCTGTATTCAAAGACAGCCTTCCCTGCCTTGTTGTAGTACATCCCAGAATTGAGCATCGTATAGGCTTTGAGGATGTTTCTCGTAGAAGCAGGGATGTTCAACAGCTCTGTACCGATGACCTTCGCTCCTGCGAGCATAGTGGCATCGTCAACATCGTCAGCATGGAACATTATCTTGTGGACATAACATGCTCTCTCCAGTACATCAGTTGTACGTTCAAGGACAGAGAACGAAGGACCAAGAGCCATTTCCACTGCATTCGTGTCTCCAATAAGGAAGCTGAGGGCTCTTTCTGCAAGGTCGTTACCAAGAGCAACACGCCCACCGAAGTCAATGTTAAGCCCCGTCCCTTCCGTAAGGAGGTAGCCCATCAGTCCGTTCTTGTAGATACGAAGCTTCTCAGGAGGAGTGTCCTTCGCATTAATGCCGAATCCATCAAGGAAAGGCTCAACAATCGTACCTACGAAAGGCAATCCGACTGACCCGTATAAAGCTGCCTGAGCACCGACGAGTCGAACCTTCTCAGCCGCCGTAAAGTCATTCCCAATGACCTTCTCAATAAACTTAGTTTGCACCTGCATAAACTGAGTAGGAAGCGAAATAAGCCCTCTCTGGAATTTAGAGGTGTTCGCTCGGGACATATTCATCCTGTAGTCTTCTGCTCTGTTAATGATTTCAGGCAAGTCTTTATCAGTGAGGGGACGCTTGAGCTTAGCCTTCATATAGTCGTAAGCTGTTCCGAAAGCCACTCGGCTGTAGAACATTTCACCAGACTTAACGAAGAAGTCGCTGTTTGACAACACTTTCCTCAACACCCCTGCATCGTAAGGGGCGTCCGCAAAGATAGAGGTGTAGTCAAGGTTAGTGGAAGTTACACCTTCTCTCATACCCGATTTATTCCACAGCCTCCATGCGTCAACATCGAGCTTCTTGCCAAGCTGTTTGACATTCCCAAATCTCCCAATCTGGTCAAGAACCATAAAATCGAGAGCATGAGCTAGTCCCTTCATACCGTGGACAGGGTTAACAGACAGAGCCACCAATGCACCAGACCCCTGAATGAAAGTCTGGGCTACGTTCCCCATGCCAAGCATAGTGTGGTAGGCGGCTATCTTCATGACGTTAATCGCATCCTGAAGCCTGTTTTCATACGCAAAACGAGCAAGTCGTTTACTGAAAGGAATCCCTGTTCCTTCCAAATACTTACCAAGCTTCACAAGGTTGGTATCGAATATCTGTTCAGAAGTCGTCTTCATCCCTGACATGAAACTGATTTCCTGATGGGTCTGAGTGAAGAATCTCGACTTAGGATGTGTGTGGTCAATCATCACCGACAAAGCAGCAAAGCTTTCCTTTCCTGTGTAGCTAGGAAGCACCCCAGCCTCTACAGCAGAGTTCACCCACTTCTGCCTCAACCCTTCTCTGTAAATAGACATAGGCATAGAGGAAGCAATCGTATTGATGTATCTCTGAAGAGACTCAAGAGCTGTCTTTCGCGTCCCCTCTACCTCACCAGTTCCATAGGGGATAGGGGAGGTTTTTCGTTTCCCAGTAAAGAGGCCACCTTGCACTTTAATCTGCTCTGCTGCCAATTCAGCAGAAGACATCTGTCTGTCTGAACGAATGATGTAATCCTCAGGGTTGTCTACCGTAGCTAAGAACTTCTTCAGGTCTTCGTAATTGGAAGCATATCGCTCAGTGACAAGCCTGTCAACTGTCTTGTCTCCAATCGTTACCTTCGTCTTACGCTTCAAGAAGAAGTTAGCTCCTTCTCGAATCTTCGAGACATACCCCGGGACTTTCGACAACACTCTTCCTGACAGTTCAGCAATGTCCCCAACTTTTACGAAAGCCCATTCTGTGTTAATCCCTTTCGTAGTGAAGAGGTCATCCCCTTCTGCTCGTACAAGCTTATAGCCTTTAGCATACATATCCTTTACGAGGTCAGAAGTGAGGGATTCCTTGATGACCTTTCCATCTACAGAATACCATTTTGAATGAGTGTTAGACGTGGAGAAGCTTCTGAAAGCACTGTCTGCTTCGTCATAAACTTTGCCAGCTCTCTCGACTCCATTGTGTGTGACTTTCTTAACGTTTCTAATCTTCCCCTCTTCGATGATACGCTTGTTCATTACATCGTACATAGCATCATAAATTTTCCTTGCTCCAAGGTACGCCTTGTATTCTTTAGGTGTGTATTTCACACCATCAATACCTATATCCACTGCTTCAGAGTAGGAGAATACTTTTCCTTTCCCATCTCCACTAAGCAGAAGCTTATCGACTTTCTTAAATTCCTTCTTAGAAAGAGACTGGAAATTTCTTTTTGCAATCTCAGCTATCTCCTTACGAAACTTAGCTCCCTGCAAAAGGCCAATATGAGGAGTTTGAACAAGGTCTTTCCTCACCGAAGCAAGACGGTAGTTGGGGCTCCAAATGAAACTCCCGGGGACTTTCCCCACCTTCTGTTCATCTTCCACCCAGCTACCAATATCAGACAGCTTATAAGAGACTTTTTGTTTCTTTGCTCCAGCGGAGGTATCCATCTCAAGAGTGAAACCCTTTCCGTCCATCTCCACTACTTTCACATTCGTCACTTCAGGGTCAAGCTCCGCTGCTTTCAAAGCCTTGTCTATACGAGCAGTTCTATCTGCTTCGGACAAAGGCAAGTCAAGAGGGTCGTATTCATCAACAAGACGCTTCAATTGCTTGTCCATTGTAACGATGTCAAGAGCAAGAGATTCATCTGCTCCTGCTGTCAATTTAGCTATTTCTTTGAAAGGCTGAACAGAGTTGGCCCCATCAAGAGGGTCAACACCCACTTCTTTGAGAGCTCCCTGCATAGCAGCTTTTGCTGCTACTCTGGCCCCTTCAAGGTCATTAATCCTTTTCATTTGACGAATGAGTGTGCCTTTCTTCCCCAGCCACCTGAACACCTTGCCAAGGCCAAGAGCCATCATCCCTTGGTCTGTTCTCTCAAGAGCATTCTCAATGTGGCTCCAAGCTTGCTCTTCGCTATCGAAGGTGGTCATCCTCCCAAGGAAAGCAATCATCTCAAGCTTGTTGTCTACGAAGCCAAATTGCTCCCAGTTGTCTACGAGGTCGTTCACCAAGGCAGCTCGTGCTTCAACAGGAAGCTTGCTAATGGCTGAAGACATCTTTGCCTGAAACTCAGTGGTGTCCATATAGTCCATTCCACCAAAGTCCACTCCGATGTAGTCGGCAATTTCCTTAATACGAATGTTCGTATCAGGAACAAGACCAGCTACAAGAAAGTCAGAAGCTTTATCAAGCCAAGACATTTCATCGTACACTTCAGCCATCTTGTTATTCAGCCATGTGTAATAAGCGGCCCCTTTTCGCTCCTCAGGGCTCATACTGGCTGCTGTGGGCAGTGAGTCCACATAAGCATAGAACGGGCCTAAGAGGGGCTCTTTTGAGCGTTTAACGATGTTCTCTGCTTCAGCAGCTACAGCGTCAGCCGGCACCTGTCCAGCATACTTCATTACCCCTGTCACTGCTTCCACTGTATTCCTACTTGCATTCATGAAGACGTTGTTAGAGTCATTAATGTAGGCTTCCTGATAAGCCGCTACAGGGTCATCACCAGAAGCTGACGCCTTAATAGCAGAGTCGATAGCCCTGACTTTCTTCTTGGATACATCAGAGGGGATAGGAGGTGTATCAACGTACACACTATCTTCTTCCCCCACCTGCTCGTCAACATACGTCTCTTCAAACTCAAACTCTTCTACTTCCTGAGGAGCTTCCTGTGTTGCGACGTTATCTTCTGCCATATCTTTTAATCCTTAAATATAGATTTAGCGAGCCCCTGCCCTCCGTACTGGAGAGCCATATTCCCAAACTGTCCTGCAAATGCTCCAAGAGCCGACTGCCCCCTGCTTTGGGCATTAATGACACCAATCTGTGCTTGAGTCTGAGCAGAGGCACCAGCCAAAGAGGTGTTGATATTCCCAAGATTCTGCCCCATTTGAGCCGTTGCCTGTTGACCGCCAGCGATAGCAGCAGACCCAGCCTGTTGACCAGAAGCCGCAGCAAGGTTGCTTACAGCTGCTCGCTGAATCCTTGCTTCTCTTATTTGGGCTCTACGTTCTCGTGCAGCTTGCTCCTGTTGGACAGCAAGGTCTACCTGCATAGCTCGTTCTTGGGCTCTTGCAATACTTTTATCAGATTTCTTCTGTTCAGAAAAGCCAAGTGCATTACCGATGACACCGGCAACAATTCCACCTATAGCACTAGTAACTGTTCCCATTACAATTCCCTCCACATAACTGTATATCCTTTTTCCGAATAAAGATGCTCCATTCCAAACATCATATGAAATTTAAGAGCCTTTTTATTCGTGTCTTCTACCACTGTAAACACTGCCTCATGTCCTGCCTTTTGGAGAACGTCAAGAAGATGTACCCACCTAGGAAGGTAGATGTTTTTCATTATATTGTGTGACCATTTTCTCGCTTCAAGGTGGATGAAGGGTTTCCCCTCCACCCACTCAATGCGGAGAAATCCATAGTCGTCATCGTAAATAACGTCCATTATTCCTCACCTGCTGTCCCCTTCACACTCCATCCATACAGATGAAGGTTGTGGTAGGGTTTAGTTTTGAAGAGAAGACTGAGGGCTCTCCCTCTTCCTCTCACTCTATTTTTCGTTACGACAGTTGTGAAGCCATAGTCGAAGGGGTCAGCAGAGTTTTTAGGGAAGTAGGTGCGAGGAAGCCTGTATGCTTCAAACTCTCTACTCCATCTTCCCTGCTCACTACTATTCACCCAATCCCATTGAGCTTGCACTGTGCAGCTCGAAGGGTCGACTATTGACAGCCCACCTGTTCCATCTTCCTCAAATCCTTGTTCAGTTCTACGAGAGTAGACATGAAGGTAGACAAGACTTTTGTTTATCATCGAGCTTCCACCCGTAATGTAGCCGGTCAGCATCCTAGCTTCAGCGTCCACACCCTCACCATTGAAGGTGTACCAGTCTCTGTATTGAAGGTTTCTGTAATGGCTCGCTGTAATACTGTGAGTTGTCCCTGTCCTTACAATAGTGAGGTACTTGACAGAACCTCTGTTTGCTTCGTATGGGACTCGCACATTGGTGACAACATTGTCTGTTTCCACCCGAACATCGTCAGCGTCTACAAGAACTTCTGACAGCTCGTTTGCGAAAAGGACATCTCGCATATTGATGTACCCACAAACGAAAGGAAAACTGTAGTCAGGAACACGCGTCTCGTACAGATAGAAAGCTTGGAGGTTCATGTCGTATATTAACTCTTTGCTGTACCAAGTGCGGCTAGGAAGGACATCCCCCCGAAACAACCAACGGATAGTCCGGCTAAAAGGGTCATATGTGCCGACACAATTCTCTTTGGAATCCATTCCGATGTTATCGTACAAATCCTGAATCGTTGCATACGTCAGGTCTGTAGCACTCCCCCTGAGAGTGAGGTCATTCTTCGTCACAAGGTATATTCCCGACAAAGACCAATAAGCTATTGCCCCTTCCGTGAAAACCACTGAGCGGGGAGACGCAACACCAATGTCTGAAGTCTTAGACAGCTGCTGATTTGTAGCTGAGAAAGCTTCTTCTCCACCATGTATCTCCCATACCCCGTTCTGAGCAAAAACATACAGGCTGCTCCCCATTGTTTCGAGCTTCAGTATCTGTCCTGCTTCGGGGATGGTGACAAAACCGCCATCTGTAGCTACAACATCGAATACATGCTCAGCCGACGGGTCAGCTTCAGAGTAACATTCAGTCATAGCTGAGATAGAGTCTTTTACACGAGAGTAGAATACCATTGTCCCTATATTAGGGGAGTTAGCATCCACCCCTGTTCGAGAGCTTTCTGTAACAGCGTAAAACACTCTCCCTGCGTAAGAGACAACAGACACCACCCCTCCAGAGGAAAGGTCATCTGGTAGCCCAGCAATACCAGACTCTGTCTCCCTTGACTCCCCTCTCTTGAAGACATCAAGAATAAACCGCCCCATAGGAGCTCGTGTCGAACCAAACACTGTTTTATCAAGTTCCTCAGGAGCATAAGAGTTCATAGCCACTGCTTCTTTGGCGGATGATATTTTGGCAGCCCATACAATATCTGCATTAGAGGGATAGAAGCTAACACGATTTTTTGTCGCCTCAATAGGGTCTTCAACAGTCGTGGTAGTAAGCCCTGCATCTGCTACCCGCATTGTGTCAGGCCAGCCTTGGTTTTTTAGATTGTATTTGTGCTCCACAGACAGGGTCGCGGGACGCTCATCCACCTTCAACCCATCAGCGACTCCAAAAAGGTCTCTCATGTGCAAGCGGCTGGTAACTACGCTGACAGTGTCTGTCCCTTGGTCGTAGCTGAGAATGAACACCTCTTCTGTCCCATGAGCAACGACAAACCTCCCGTAAATAGCGTCTCCTTGGATAGGTTGAGTAGGGTCGCCTTGTATCTCAACGTAATTCCCTTGGTTCCTCGGTGAACCTGTTACAGGGCTAGCGTTACCATCAAAGAAGTAGAGCTTGTTCCCAACCTGCACAACAAGGAAATCAAGACTTCCTGTATTAGCGACATTTTCCCAATTAAGAGATGCTACGGCATGGGGAGTCTCTTCAAGGTTTACGCCAGAGTCAATAAACTCATACCCATCCTCATAGTCTATACCGAAACGCCGCTGACGAGAACCGTCTGGGTTGAGAACAAAGTTAACCTCCTCTAAAGACGCATTTTCAGGAAATGTTAATGGGCTAGCTTCTGTAATTAAGCCCTTGACGAAGGTAGTGTACTCAGCCGTAAACGGTTGTCTTGCCATTACTTCGCCTTCCCCTTGTAAGCTTCGATAGCTCTCAGTCCCATGTTCTTTGTCCAGTTGCCGAGAAGTTCTTCAGGCACTCTGCCAGCTCCCCCTCTCCATACTACTTTGAAAAGCTGTCCACTACCATCAATAGGTTCCAATGTCAATTCTTTACTCATTTCACACTCCGTCTTCCGTAGTTAGGGTAGCGTATGCCACCGTGAGTTCTCCATCCCTGAAAAGACAGCCACTTCTGCTGTCTGCTACTCTGCTGCTCTGCTTTCTCGTTTGCAGACTCTTTAATCGTATAGAAGCAAGAACTCTTAGCTTCTGCCAACAATGCAGGGAACACATTCATAGGGAGATTAGGCACAAAGTCGTCTCTCATTTCCCAGCTAGGGAAGAGATACACTTCGGCCTGAGAATTAACCCCTTGTAGAGTGTCTTCAATTGTAGCCATATACGAGTCAAAGAAGAGCTTGCTGTCATCAAAACTCGTCCAATATTTAGGAGGGCAATCATTGAATATCTTCAAAGGGACATTCTCTGTATTCCTCACAACACGAACATTCTGATTGGAGGAATTACGCCCATTCGTATATTGGATAAATTCATCGGGATGAAGGTATTTTACAGGAGCAAAGTAGTCATCTGCTCCATGTTCCTTTTTCTGATTGTAAGTGACCCATTCTACTTTCTTCGTTCCTTTAGGAAGGAGAAGATAGGTAGGATAGAAACTGTCGTTGAAAGACTCAAGGCCAACAAGCTTCTTCAGATGAGGCCAGTCTCTCCTGTTCATCATTTCGTAATACGTGTCTTCAACAATAGAAGCTACCTGCAAACTCTCTTCAGTGTCATTGATTGAGTTTACATAGTCGCTGTTCATATCGTTGAGAATCTTCTGAACGATGTCAAGAAGGGTCATGTTCATTATCGACTCCTCTTACCGCCAATACGCCCGCCTCTTGCTTTGCCCGCCTTATCACCAATCTTGCCACCTTCCGACCTGTTTGACGAACGAGACTGAACCCTCGTATTGGAAGTGGACTTGCTGCCACCATTCTTCAAGGGGCGTTTATGCCCAATGTCTTTACCGTCACCCTTAGAAGCCTTTCCTTTTGCAACAGCTTCTCGCCTTGCTTTATTTCGTGCAGCTCTGTTCTTCTTCTGCTCAGGTTTGCTGTGGTAGCGTTCGTATTCACGTTTATAGTTTCTTGTAGCCATTATGCCTCCCTACGGAAATTTAATGATTTGGATATTTCCCGAAATGCTAGAACCCACATATTCCGAACCTTGGTGGGTTCCTCCCTTCCACAGGCATAAGTTGTCACCTGCGGTGAGAGAGATAGCCAACATCTTAATTATCTGGCCCCCTGCCGCCTGAGCAGGGTTATTGAGTGTGACATTCACTGTAGGGGCTATTGGGGAAACAACTACCTTGGATGCAGTAGATTTCGAGAAGGAAGTGTTTAAGTTGACAGAGTAGTAGAGGTCAGTTCTACCAAGAGTGTCAAAGAGGTTAATAGTAATCTCCGGGATAATAAGGTACACCCCGCTCTCCGTAATATTCAAGTAGTTAGAATACACACCAATACTGGGAGCGTTATTCTCAATAGCCTGAAAACCAACAGGATAGACCCCGGAGTTTACAAGACCCGGCCCGTTCATACTCCCACTCAGTGTGACAATAAGCGACTCAGTCGAGACAGAGAATCCCGGCATAAGCACTTCTCGCCATGCTCCACTGCCATTCCCATCAGCAATATAGGCTGTGTCCTTAGCAGCGAATTTAACACCCTTAGGCTCATGGATATTCGGGTCTACTATATTCTTGTGTTGAATATCAGCCATACACTCTCCTAAAAGAAAAGGGGGCCGAAGCCCCCATTAGTTTATACACGACGGGCCTTGATAACCAGCTTAGCCTTACCTACGGTAGAAGCCAATGCTGCCGCGTCAGGAGTAACTACAAGGTCTTCAGAAGTGGCTCCAGTCTTCGTAGGAGCAAGACCGGTAAGGCCCACTTCAAGAATACCCGCAGTTGCCAAATCCACAGGAGTGGTAATGGCAGTACCACCGCTACCCACCTTAAAATCCACAGTCGAAGAGGCGGCAAAGGCTTCCTCAACAGCAACAAAACACCCAACAATCTCGCAGAAGGCCGGGAGTTTGTAATTAAGGGGGCCATTCAGTTCGTCGTGACCCAGAATAACTGTGATGTCCACATCAGAGCCATCCGTTTTCAGGACTCCAGTGGCACCACCAATATAGCGGCCCCCATAACGCTTGCCAACACCAATACCCGCAGGGTTAGATTCATAATTCGACATATCTATTCTCCTTTATTTGATGATTAGCCAATGGCAGTAGCGGAGGTCAGCAGAACACCAAGGGTGTCTACACGCTGAACACCGAAGCCCCAACGAGCAGTAGTGACAAACTCGTCACGACGCATGTCTTTGTTCCGCTCGCCTTCAACCTTAGGCATCCGTCGCCAAGCGGCCATAAGAGCCTTGGTCTGGTCGTCTGCGATGTTCAGGAAGAGGTTGGCGACACCGTTGGTAACACTATCGCTACCAATAGTCTCAGAAGCAATTTTGGGGAGACGGTTGGAAGACACAATGTGCCAACCCATAATCTCTCCGTAGTATTTGTGGTCTCTGTCCCAACCCTGAGCAAGCAGAGCGGAGAACATGGGGTTCTGGTTGACATTGTAGGTGAGGTTGAACTTGGAGTCCAGCGTAGCACCGAATACAGGGTCAACGATAGCAATTCGTCCACCAACAGGCACTTCACCCTTGTCGAAAGCCAGCTTCATTTTAATCAAGTCCTGAATATCGACAGTGGCGTTAGCACCAGAAGCAACAGCACGACGAGCAAAACCGTTAATGGCGTTTGCGTCAGTGGCAGTCTGAGCAGCGTTCAGAGTCTCGAATGCCTTCGTCTCGAAGTATTCCTGAATAGCACGAGTGGCTTTCTTTGCACGAGCAGCCTGAAGAGCCTCAATCTGAGAACCGTCTTCACGCATCTTGTCAGTGATGTACCAGCCATCACCAACATACTCGGTGATGCGCATCAACACTTCACCCGATTCGATGGGGGTGTAGGTGATGGGACGCTCTTCTTCGACATACTGAATCTGAGCATCGCCTATCGATTTTATATGCAGGGTCTCACCGTTTCCAAAGTCGGAAACATTACGGTAGATAGGGTCAGGAAGCAGACCGTCTTCGAGGTTGGTGAGAATAAACTGCGAATACTGTTCCGCTTCGATAAACTGCCGGTTAGTCTGAGTATTAATCATTTAGCACTCCTATTTAATTCCAAGTTGATTGTTTACTTTTTCTTTGACACGTCGCCAGCTATCAGCAAGCTCCCTGTCGGTGGTGTAGCCCATTACCGGTTTGATGGGAGACTCTTCGTTTCTGGGCATACCAGCCGTGTTAATACCAGAAGGTATTGACGGAGAAGCCGGCTTAGTTGAGCCAATACCGAAGAGAGTGAAGACTGCTTTAGGGGAACTAGCAGAAAGAGTCTTCAGGTAGTCCATAGACAGACCAAGCTCTTTAGCCTTCTCTTTGAAGGTTTCTGCTGCTTTCTCACCATACACCTCGTTGAATTTTGCATCCACAGACTTGATGTTGGCTTCCTGCTGCTTCTTCATTTCCCGCTCTTCCATCAGACGAAGAACGTCCTCCGGAGAGAGACCAGACGGAGTCGGGGGTTCCGGCTCAGTCTTGTTTTCGCTCTTCTTTTCAAGAGCAGACAGCACCTGTTCCATCGTGACATTAGAGTTGGCCTTCTCACGAAGCTCAGCAAGCTCCTGCTTCAGTTCCTGAATATACTTCTGGGAATGCTGAAGAGCATTAAGGGCCGTAGGAACATCACGATACTTAGGGGCACCGTCATCGCCACGAATCTGGTCAAGCAGCTGGTCAAACTGATTTTGAGAAACGGGCGGCTCAGTCGGGGTCGCCGGCTGAGGAGTAGAAGGCTCAGGGGTCTCCTGAGGTTTATCATTATCAAAAATTGCCATACTACCTCTCCAAGTTCAATAAGTTAATAATTTCTTCCATAGCTTTCTGATAGCCAAATTCATAGGCTACCTTCTCCCCCCATGAGGGAGAGTCAAAGCTCTCACGGGACAGTTGAAATTGCCGACTCTTTTCCATGTCCTGCATTAACAACTCTGTCACTCTGCCAAACAAATCTTTATTTTCCCGTAGCCTTGCCTCCCATTCCTTTTTCTCAGAAGGAGAGGCAAGGTGGCTTGTCATTCGTTTTGAAATCGCCATATTACACCGGAGTTGCTTGTCGTTCCATTGCTACCTGCTCAAGGTCTCCAGCAAACTGCTGAGTTTCAGCCTGCTCAACGAGACCAACATTCGGACGGTAGATGTTCCACTTATACAGCTGAAGAACATCATTAAGCATGTTCGCAATACCCTTAGGAGACAGATGAGGCATAGCCACCTGACCCAGAGGAGTGTTCAACGTATTCGACATATTCTGGAGAAGCTGGGCTTGTTCACCGAAGTGCCTTGCCCCAATAGGACGAAGCTTCCCTCTCGCTGTAATGTCGGTCTTGTCCACTGTAAGGAAAGTCTCCACTCCGAAGTCATCGTCCATAGTACGAACAACGTCAGCAGAATCCAGATTCCGTCTTGCACACTCAAGCATCAGATTGAGAAGAGGCTCTAGGAGTTCAGTCTCGAAGAGTGTAACCTTTTCTTGGAATATTCGTCCAGCTGCGTTCTCAAGCTGCTGAACTTCGTAGGCAGTCTTCTCCCCCGGAGTGCGTATTCCCATAGCTTGTTTAGGGGCTCCAGCAAACTCCTCCATCTTCTGTTCCAGAACAGCAATGGCGTTTTCGGCTGCCAACACTCCACTAAGGTTCTTTCCGAGTTCCTCAACATCACCATCTCCGATAATAGGAATTTCAGAGCCCGGCCCCCAATCAAATGGGTCAACATCCCCCTTAATCTTCAAAGGAGGATGAACAGCAAGGTCCATAGCATCCGCTTTCAGGTTTTCCAAATGGTCAATACGATATTGCATACCAACCAAGTTGTCAAGCGGCCCCATACCCCACAAGTTGTCAGGACGATAGCGCCAAGCAACATGGACAATGGAAGACTTCCCAAGCCAGTTGGGGATGTTGCAAGACATAACAGTGATGCTTCTGTCTATGACAATAATCTGCTTATTCCGATGGAGCTTCTTTGTTGCTTTGTCGTAATAGTCTCCTCGGAACTCAAGCACCTCGACATAGTCGCTCTGGTAGTATTCCTGAAGGTTACCAAAACCATCAATGCTAATGCCAATTGCTTTCTGAAAGTCTTCATACGAATAACTCCCAGACTCGCGCATAAGAAGAGACTTGTCAAGGGCTGCTTGCCAAGCTTCTCCATTGATGCCTTCTGCCATACGAACTACTTCACCTATATGAAGAATACGCCTTATGATTTTAGGGCTCTCTTCAAAAGTAGGAGCAGTGGGGTTGAACACAATGTCCAGAGGAGAAATACGTCGTGCCCTAGGTCCAACATAGATGGGAGTGGCTATCCCAGTCTCTTCATCTATGTGGTATTCTGAGACGTATTCCACCTCTGCAAAGGCGTTTCCGTAATCTATGAAGTCATACACGAGTTTTGAACCAACGTCCTTGAAATGGGATTCTCGTGTTTTTGTCTGCATATATCCGGTAATGGCCTGAGCCTTCTCCCTCACTTCGTCGTCAACCGTAGCGCCTTCCCACTTCATCCAGTTGCTATTAGGAAACAAGCTAGAGATGTAGTTGGCATGAAGGTTGTCTCGAATCTGGCACAACTTAGGGAGGGTAGTCTTGTTCTTCCAAGGAAGGCCAGAGTTAGAAGTGGTAGTGGTGTCAGTCGCAAATATGAAGTTGCGAAGCTCTGTCCACTCATTTATTTTTCCCTGTCTCTGCATATTCCATTTATCCCACAATGCGGCAATTGCTTTTGCTTGGTCATCGGACAATGAATTATACAGAGAGCTTAATTCAGCTACTGTTCCACTCATTACATTCTCCCTGAGAATTGAACTCCACCGAAACGAGACGAATACATCAACTTATTTGTCGAGGTATCCCTTTCTCTCACTTTACGAGGAGGCACCATTATTTCCACAAGAGAAGCAAAACAGTCTTTAATGTCATCATGCTGAGGACGAGCAAGCATAAGCTCTTCCTCCAGAGCAGGGATATATCCTCCTCTGTAATGGAAGATAGAAAGGTTGTCATAACGCGGCTCAAGAACAGCAGCAATACGCTCTTCCTTAGCTCCATCACTTCTTGTGGGTCTGTGCTCGTCAATAGCAAGACTCAAACCTTCCTTTCGTATCCTGTCTTTCAAATCCTCTACAATAACTTTCTGTGCGACTGTCACTTCTGCTCTCAGCTTTCTGAACAGCCATCTTGCATGAAGCTCAACAACTCTGTCAAAATACACTGAGATTTTATCTGTCTTAAATCTGTCTATGTCAAGAACATAGATGTACCCTTCTGCATCAATACCTGCCACTACAATTGCTGTGTAGTCAGCCCCTTTTCGCATGGAGAAAGCAAAGTCAATAGCAGCGTAGACATTAAGGGGTTTATTCTTGAACCACCATCGCCCGTCCTGCCTCACTATATGCTTCTTTTCGTAATACTGAAACCTATCGGTTGTAAGCCTTCTCGACTCAGGGTCGTTAGGGTCGTTGTAATCATTATGGGACTATCCCATTCAGACTGTGGCTTCTCCCTCGGGAGTGATTTCATTCAGTCGTTGCGGTCGATACGATTTTAATTCCTTCAATTTAATATGGATAGCCCGATTTGACTCTCTTGACGCCCCATTCTTTTTCAAATGGCAACCGGAGTCAATAACGTGCTTTACTAAATCGAATTGCGCCCTTTTTATTTTAATGTGAGGAAGCACATCTGCGAGAAGCTTACAAGACTTCGTAACGCTTAATACATAAGATAAATTACCGTCTTTACGGACAGTAATCACCCCTCCGTAGTGTTTAGATAGCAACTCTAATCCTTGGGGGTCATTCATGTGGGCGGCAATACATAATTTAAAATGTAAGTAGCCGTCTTGTGTTAAATCAGAAAATAGGCAACCATCGCCATCAATATACCCCGCTGCCCATTGCCTTGAGGGGAAAGGTTTCCTTGAAGAACACCGGTCTGCTCTCAACTCTTTTAATCTCCTTCTTATTTCAGGGAGCTCTTCTTCAAAAAAGCTTTTACCATTATTCTGAATGACCCACTCCATAAGATGTCTTTTTAAGACACTATGCTTTTTTATTTCATTCAGAAAACGGACAGCCTTCTTACCTGAGAGCATAATTCCCATCTGTGGCTTCCCCAACTTTTTCTCTTCTATAAAAGTATTCACTTTGTAGAAAGAGGCTAAATAGGGGAGCACTTTCTTAGCGGAATCCTCTCTGAATCTTAGTTGCACAACAGCATAGACACTGTATTTGCCATTCGTGCTCTTATTAAACGACAAGCCGACATACCCATCCGAGTCAATCAGCCCTGCATAATACTTAAAATTCTTTAACATCACTCCTCCGAGTCCATGTCTATCGTATCTTACCTCAAATTAGCTTTCGCCTCTTTGTTATTTAGAAATCATTCAGCATACATTCTACTGAGCATAGAACTGAGTTCTGTCGGTGTACATAGCAGAGATACGAGCAAGCTCTCTTCTGTCAAATCCAAAAGCTTTTCCATCATCTCTTACGGCCTTAGGCCAGAGAAAATCGCCCTCAATTTCTACCACTCTTTCAAACACTTCCCAAATAGGTTCTTCAGCAATTATCTCCCCATCATCATTAAAGATAGGGGTCACCTGCTTCATCCAAATGTCGTATTGGTCAGCAGGATGGTAACGAGTGCCACAAGCTTTAATAAGCCCACCTGCGTTCAGAATGGAAGCCATCTGCGACATAGCAGCTGCAACCTTTCTTCGTCCATCCTCTGTGTACGCGTTGTCAGGAACAACAACGTCATCAGGGATAATGACATCTGCGTGCCATCCAGTAGTGTTTGTAGTGAGACCAGCAGCAGCTATTGTTGCGTCTCGAACACCTTCTTGCTTCCTCTTGGGGTGGTCAACTGCAATTTTGGATGTAGACCATTTCTCTCTCTTCCCCTCATCGGGATGAACCATCTCAGGCCAATACCGGCGGTAGACATCAGAAGTGAGAATGTCTTTAATAGACTTCAACTGAGATTCTGCCAATTCAGCCGTCGCTGAAATGTACAGGATAGTCACTTCAGGATGTTTCGTTATCCACCATGCTGCCCATGTTGCAATCATATGACTCTTTCGATGAGCTCGTGGAAGAAGAAGAAGCTGGTTGGGCTTATTTGTCCGCATAAGCCAGCGAAACCCCTCTTTATGCACTTCTCCATACAAACTCATAGGGTTAACTAGACGAGCAAAGTAGTAGAGGTCTTCTTCAGCTAGCTGCCGAATCTGAGCCTTCTTATCCTTCTTCTTTGCCATCACTGCAATCCTTTCATACGACTAAGGTCTTCTTCAACATCGTCAAAGGCCATAGCCATTTGTTTACGTTCCCTTTCTATTTCTGCTTTTGTAGGACGACCAGCAATACGCTTATCCCATCCTTTTTCAGTCAGATACTTTGCTGCTGTGAAGTTACCCGTCTCAGCAGAAGAAATCACTTTCTTTATGCCTCGACTCCTCAACCTCACGTCTAATTCTTCTTTCATCTCTTCTATGTGAGACTTCAAAGCTACTGTTTTGCATAACGCTTTCCAATGAGGATAGCCACCCAGATATTCTTTTGCCACTGTATATCCAGTAGGGTCTTCCGCCTCTACAAATCTCTTCTTTAGGGAGATGAGGTTCTTGCCTTTTACAACAATGTCCTCATCTCCCGTAGTGAAGATAGCGTTATCAATCGTGTAGTTGTTAGCCTCGTAGAAGAGAGCCTTTGTCAGCCATCTTCCTACTGAGTCTTTAAACATTATGGTCCCTTTGCTAATCGTTCCTTAATCCACTCGATGTTCGTACTGATTTTTGCTATCTCAGTTTGGAGAGCCATGAACTGGCCATCCTTCCTATCGAGCCGAATCTCTATCTCGCTAGTTCGTGCTTCTATCGAAGTGATTCTCTCCGAGAAAACCCCCCAACTTACTCCGACAGAGAATACCGTTACCCCCAATCCGAGTAAGAAATCCCTTAGAGACATTACTTCTTCCCAATCAACTTCCGAAGAGCGTCCAAAAAACCGCCCCAGAAGGGCTTAGCTTTCTCAACGAATTCATCATCTTTTTTCGTAGGGGTGAGCTTAACGACAGCAGCAACTACGGCTCCAAGAGCCACTAGCAGCCCGACAATCACTTCCCCATTTTCTACAAGGAACTCTACCATATTACCTCCTATTCGTAGCACTGTGTTTCTAATGTATGAATGTACAACATCAATCTGTCTTTGTCTGTTGGACTTAGCAGCAAGGAGCCATCTTCTTGAATAACGCTACCCTCAAGAATCGGTCTTGGAGGAGGGACGGGTTTCACTGTCCTTCCTACGCACCCCGAAAGAAGCAGCCCACTCAGAAGAGCTATCGCTACGAATCTCTTCACGCTTCTCCTCCAAAACTTGCTTCTTTCTCGCCGAAAGAATTGTTTGAACTACATTAAGGAGGAGGCCAATGACTTTCAGAAAATTTAGGATAAGTGGCATTAACCTCCTCCTTTTTTACTTGGTATCCTCGTTCACGGAGTCAGGCATTACCAGAGGTTGCCTCAAATTACCACAATCCAGACAACGATAAAACCCATACTTGATTGCTAAAGCTGTGAGACCTTCTTGCGTCAAGTTAGGGCTAGCGCATACAGGACAATAGAGAGTCGCCATTACATACCTCCGAGCAACACTTGCTCAATTTCTTGGTTTTTCTCTTCTTGGACACCGGCCCACTCAGCCTGAATTTCCGCTGTTCTTTGAGCTTCCAATGTGTCATCTGCCAATTTAACAAGTAGAACTCTTTCTTTGATTGCCTGTTCTTTTACTGCGTACTTGGCTTCGACAGCGTCAATCTGCTTTTGGAGAGGGTCAGGCCCAATCCATGTGCCATCAGCTTGAGCAGTATGTTCTGGGGAGGGTCTTTCCTCTGACATCAAAACCAAGTCGGGTATTTTCCGTGCCTGAGCCTCTGTCATTACATATTGCACGCTCTCGCCTACTTTTGCGTAAATTGCCATTAGTACCCCCTGTGCACCGTGACGCGGATTTTTGCCGGACTCGGTATGTTTGCATTAAA